GGGGTACAATATTTATCCAAATACATATAACAGATATTCAGATGCGTTTACTACACAGAGTGCAACACCTGAAGCCTACAATGCTCTTGCTAAAGAAATATATAATGCAGGAATAGGTGATATATCACCGTCAACTCTTTACTTTTTTGCTAATGCTTACTTAGACGGCCCTGCTAGAATACTAGCTACGTTAGATGGCAACGTAAGAGCTTTCTCTGGCAATAAAAGTTTTGATAAATACGACATACCATTTTTTGGTAGCTTTGCCAGTAAAGAAAGTAATGTAGATGGCAAACAATTTGCGGAAGCCGAAAGAGATTTAAGAGTATATCAAAAGGAACTTAAAGCGGCAGAAGGACAAGGTAGATTACGTGAGTACGTAGAAAGATTTCCAGAAAGATATCGAGCTACTAAATTATATAACTCACAAGTTAATCGTACTCTTCGTACATTAAGAACCGCTAAGAACAAGTTAAAAAGAAATCAAAAGTTAACTCCAAAACAAAAAGAAGAACGCTTAAAGTATTTAGACAACGCAATCAATAAACAAAAAAGAATGATATTAAATCGTTTAGAGAGATTTGACTACTAATCTATCTTCCAAATCCTTACTCCATATATATTGTCGTATACAACACTCTTTATTCTAATTTTAATATCCTCTTGCTTTGCTAATTTTCTTATCTCTTTTGTTATAGAGTCTGGTTCTAAAGTGGGGACAAAAAAACTCTCCCCACTCTTCATAGCTTTAAACGGATATTTCCAACTAGGTTCTTTCATCTTCTATCTCTTTAAAAGCGTTCTGGTCAAATATAATGCAATAAGGTCTGTACCCACTACCTTGTTCCCAACCTTTGTCTATAGTTTCTCTTGACCTTCTTTTAACAATTATTCCCTTCGCTAACAAATCTTTTTCAAACTCTCTAAAGTTATATTTCACATCAGAACAATACTTCTCCATTTCGGATTTGATGACAAAAGTTCTTTTAGTATCTTTCTCCACTCTCATTACCAATTTATTTTTTGGAGTAGCGATAGGTACTTTTGTGTCATAACCGCTATCGTCTTTTCCGTTTTGTCTAAGAACTAAACTGTTGTTGGCGTTCAGAGCTAAGAAATCTCCAAGAATTTGCTCAGAAGTTTTAACCTTATTGTAGGCTTCTTTAGATATACTTCTTACCCCTTTTATAACAGCGTCATATATCCGTTCGTAATTCAAACCTACAATATCTATTTCAGAAGCTATCTCCATACCAGCCATACTTGAGGCTATGATAGCAACCCAATGCCTGTCTAATTTATTAGTGTCGTTGATAACTCTATCCATCCATAGTTCCACTCTTCTTTTCAATTCCTTGTCAGTTTGGCAACATAACCATTGTGCATACATAATACCTGCATGACCGTAATTCTCATGAATTGGATTTAAGTTTTGCCTACACCAATTGATTGTGAACCAATCAGGTTTCTTATCTATGTTTAATTGTAAAATTCTTACCATCTCTCCTTCTGCCGAAGATTTATACCTAGATAACAATTCATATGCCGAAGTGTTTGAAGTAGTCAAAGCTAAAGTTGCCCATTTTGTGTTGTTCTTTCTTTCCTGATTTGAGCTTCTCATCATTCTAGCTTTGCCTTTACCCATTGGCATAGTGTATGCAAAATCAGATAAATCTTGCGGAGTCATGTTTGATATTTCATCAACATATAAAGGTAGACTTCTAAGAACCCCAAGTCTTTCAAATTTTGCATTGATGGTGTGTTTAGCTAACATCATCTCTGATGGACAACCCCAAACACTCAAAGCAAAATAACCGCTTAGTGTCTTACCACTTCCTGGTTTTCTACTATATAAATTAAGAATTGCCCCATTGACATTTGTATATTTTAATAAAGGTGTTCCAAAAGAAGCTCCCGCAAGAAATGTTTGATACTCTAAACCTTCTGCATCTAGTTTTTCAAAACATTCTCTCCATTTTTCAAATTGTCCACCAGTACGGCAAGTAGGAGCAACTTCTGTAATTGCCTTATTTGGAGCAACGTCATAACCACCGTCTTTTCTGTACTCTTTATAACCTAAAACAAAACCTTCCAAGTCATTAGTCCACCCCATGTTTGCATGAGATGTGTCTGCTTTTTGTTGAGATTGTAGGTGTTTTACCCATTTTGTTACATATTGCATAAGTCTCTCCATTAAATGTTTATACGGCATGACGCCGCTACTTCTTACTACTTCCCCAAATTTTTCGCTAGACCCAAGACATTTCATAGGAATAGGAAAATCTTTTACGCCATCATGTTCAAAATGAACTCTTGCTATTACGCTGTCGCCATCTATCGGGTCTGTAATTCTTTTCACAATATAGAAATCGTTTTCGTAAATTTCTACTGGGTCTTCTTGAACCATTTGCCCTGACTTCTTATCGAACACAGGCGGCGGACTATATAACACACCACCATTTGCTCCCCTACTAAAAGGCATTAAATCATCAGGGTACTCGTGCTCTGTCTCAGAGGCAATGGTTTTTAGTACTTTCTTTTTCTCTTGTATTATATCTTTCGAGAGATTCTGTACCTGAGTATTCTCCTTGGTTATCCGACCCAAGTGAAGAGGGGTCTTGACTTTCCCCCGATTTGGGCACTTCAAACAAATGTTTGAATCATGAGATATTTCTTCAAACGTAGCACAAGTATGAGGTTTTTGTATTCTCCTAGCTTTTAGTTCTGTTTTTTCATGGTCGTACTCAGGATGTAATCTGGACATTTCATGTATTGCGTTTTCCTCTACGCAAAGATTTGCAATTGACAAACCCGCAAACCAAACTCTTTCTCCAATTTTCTTTTGTTCCGTTACTATCCATTTTAGTTGACCGCATCCTTTACCTTGCATTGTCTTTTCAGCTATACGCCTCCAACTATATTCAAAGTTATAATTATCTGAATCAAATGGTTTATCAATAGAAGAATGTGCCAACGCTGTTTTTTCTTTTGAAATATCTCTTTGATAAGCGGTAAACACTTTTTCTCTGAGTTGCTCCCAACTAACAACTTCTCCAATTGCTTCTATATCGCAAAGTCTTTTTCTTTTAAAGTTGCGTGTAAATGGCAGTCTGAGAAGTCGTGTCGGGTCGCTAGGTACAGCTAAATCTATTTTGAAATTATGATGTTTGCATAACGTCTTAAATTTTTTAGCTACTTCTAACCAATCTTCTTTAGGTATATTTGTATCAGTAGCCCAGTAACAATGAAAACCACCACCTGATTGAATGATTGTAGGTTGGTCTAAATTTAACTCCTGTGAAAATCTTATAAGGTCTTGTATTGCTTCTTTATTGCTTGTGTATTCTCTACCATCACAATCAATATCTAAAAACAAACTTTTTAAGTGCGTACTGTTTTCTGCGGTGCGTCTACCATCTTTAAACACACTTTGTGAAAAATAAGAATTACTACCATTTATGTTTTGTTTATTAGCCCATACAAGTAACTCAGATAAATCTTTACTAAACTTATGTGCTACTTGCCCACTTTTATCTATCGAAGCTAAACAGTATTCTCCAAGCTCCGAAGAAGGTAAGACCTTCTCTAAAAATTCTTTTTGCTCCATTATTTTATCCAAAAAAATAGGGCGGACTAGCCGCCCTCAAGTTTAGAAAAAAGGAGCTGCGTTGAGCAACTCCCATTATATATTAAGAGAGCGAAAATAAGCAACCATTTCCTTTTTTGTTCCCAACGGCAACTTCCCTTTTTCCATATCGTCAAGAATAATCTCTGTAAAAGCAACTACTCTGTCGAGTCTTTTTTCATTTATATTTTTACCGTTGAACCAATTGAAAATTGTCATTCTGCTAACTTTAAAATACTTTGCTAGTAAACCTGTATTTAATCTTGCATCAATACAAGCTGCAGCGAATTGCAAAGAATCGGTATCTTGAGCAGAATCTCTTAATCTCTCAATAGTCCTAGTACCATACGCTCTAGTTCTAGGTTCTTTTTGCATCTCTTAATCTCCATCATCTACTGTCGAAGACTCTTTTTTACCCCAAGTAGAAATTAAATCAGAAACATTTTCGTCCTTGTTTTCAAGTTCGGCTACTGCTTCTTTCTTCTTGTTTAATTTCTTAACAGGTTTGCTTTCTGCTATATCAATAACATCAGCAGTTTCAGGAAGTTTAGTTCCTTTGTTTGCTTCATGTTCTTTTAAAACATAATTGTTATTAACATTCACAAAGTCCGCAAAGTCTTTGAGCAAGTTGTTTACAGGGTCGTCCTTACCCTCGAATGGTATTTTTTTGCTACCCATTTCAAAAGTAGGAATGTAGAATTTACCTCCCGTGGCTAAAGTTCTTTCTTCAACATCTAAATCAAACGTGCGGTTGAAAGGAAGTTCTTTGTTTTCGTAGAGGGCTTTCATAATTTCCCCTGATGCTGTGTAAGCCTCTTTGTTGTGAATATCCCAAATGAAAGGAATAGGCTCTTTGTATTTATCAGATACATCTGTACCTTCAAAATCGAGTGCATCATTCATGGTAATTTCGCCAAACAAAACCCTTACTCTTTTTATATTTCGTAATAAGTCTTTAGCGTCTTGAGGCAAACTATCAAAATCTTTTATATAGCCGCCTTTTCTACCACAATTAAATCCACCCTCTGTATCAGGTAACTCGCTATTCAAAGAACCCTCGTTGCACATTACAGTTTTAATGTACTTATTGTCATCAGACAAATACTTCTGGTACATAAACTTTTGGAGAAACAACTTTATCGTAGGCTGTTCAGAATATACTTTGTCGCCCTCTGAATCTTCAAGAACAAAAGACCCCGCATCAACAAGAAAAATTTGTTTCTTCTTGCCTTTAACTTCTGCTTCGCCTTTTATACCCTGATGGTCAATCTTTAAACGGGCTAAAGTATTTTTCTGTTTGACACTTGGCGGAGTCATACCTAGCTGTTCAGCTAAGACGCTGAAATCGGACGTGTCGCTACCGATAACTAACTCCGTATTACTGTTCCATTTACTCATTTTAATCCTCATTGGTTAATTTATACCCGCAAATCGGGCTACTTTTTCGTACTGCTCCTTTTTGTCTAAGTCCTCCTTTCTCATTTCTTCGTAATTAAGTGTTATACAATTCGTTACTTCTGGTTCTGTCCTTCTTTTATTCACTAAAAAATATTCTTCGTCTGTCAAAGCACGAATAGGTTTGAAATGAAGTTTTGGTACAGGAAAATCTAAATCAAACTCTATCTGAGTTACTAACTTGTTAATTGGCAAATTGCCCTCTAACAAAAAATTCATGTATGCCTTAAAAGGTTTTTTACCTAGGTCTCCTCTACCAAATATGGATGTGCTTGGAAGAGTTAGCTTAAATATATCTTTTGAAAGACCGCCTTCTAATACAACTGCTGTTCTCCAATTGTATTTACAAGCCTTAGAATTACCCTTACCACTACCCATAATGTTTTGTTCACAATTCATACAAACATTTGAAATAGGTTTATGAACATTCCTATCAGGAGTTCTACCATTACTTGACCAACAACGTGGTAAAGCTCTAACTTTTTCATCATAAGGCATATCATAATAAATCCTACTGGGTTGTGTAGCTCGTTCCACAAATACTATGTTTAGTTTTTTTTCTTTAGTGTATTTTTCTTCCCCACTTTTGAAGATTGTAAATACACCGCCTTTAATAGATATTCTGTTAGGCTTAGAAGAAACAGATGTTACTATTTTCACGAAGGCTTCCTAACCACAACTACAAACTCTTTCAGAATATCCACACCTGGTGGAAACTTATCAGGGTTCTCTTCAAGAAAAGTTTTTATATTACTTTCGTGAACTCTAGTTTGTAACAAACCTATTTCTCCAGTTTCTAAAACAAACTTATTAAAACTGTGTTTGTCATTCACAATATGCCTTTGTTTTATAGACCTCACGATTGTGCCACTTTTTGTCTTGATAGAACTACAACCTATCTTTTTACAAAGTGCCAACGCTTGTTCATCTAAGGCTCTTTTCTTTTCAGTAATAAGATTTACTTTTTTATCACAATCAGCTTTGATGTTTCTAATAGCTGTATTACATAATCTGATTTGTTCAGATAACTCTTCTGCCGTAGCTTCTTTCTTGCTCATTTTTTCCTCTTTTCTAATTAAATACCCAACTCGTTTTTATATAATTCTACTAACTGACTATGGGAAACAACCTTTGTTTGTAACATCCCATACATCCGTCTTTCTACTGCACTTCCTTCAAGATGAATTACTGTCATTTTATTTTTCTGTCCGTACCTATCAATCCTAGCGATACATTGTAAGTATGTTTCAACTGACATAACAGGCGACCAAAAAACTACTGTGTCTGCACGGGTTAAAGTTACTCCATGCGAAGCCGCTTGCGGTTGTATTACTAAAACTCTAGGTCTTTCTTCATCTTGAAATCTTTTGAAAATCTCTGTTCTCTTATTTGCAGTAACGCTTCCATGAATAATACTAGTGTAAACTTTATGCTTTGTCAAGTGAGAAAATACTGTATCAATTGTGTGTCTGTAAGGAACAAAAACTAAAACTTTATGGTCTGTTTGTTCTATAACATCCATTAGTTCTTTTAGTCTTGGTTTAATATCAAACTCAACTACATCACGATTGTCAGTATATACATTACCTCCTGAAATTTGTAATAGCTTAGTTAAATTAGCTGCAGCGTTTACTGCTGTTACTTCTTCCCCACCCGCCTGTATTAAGAACTGAGACTTTAAAGCTCTATAATATTTTTCTTGCTGAGTAGTTAAAGGTATGTGTCTTGTTTCAACTAAAACTGACGGTAAATCTAAACATTCTTTTTTAGTAAATCTTATTGCGGGTTGCAACGCATCAAAGACCATGTTTTTTGAATCAGGTTTAGGAATCCATTTAAACTGAGTAATCTTTATCATTACTTTGTCTTGCCATGCACCTTTATATTTTGGCACTCTTTCTGGACTTACCATTTTTGCTAATCCAAAAGCGTCTACTGGAGATTGTGAAGCGGGTGTTCCTGTTAACATCCACAACCATGTACTAGGAGTTAATATTTTATTTAAAATTTTCCATCTTTTTGTACTTGGGTTTTTGTATGCGTTTGCTTCATCAACTACAATTAGGTCAAAGTTTTGTTGAATTATATCTTCTGCTACTATTTCTAACCCGTCATAATTTATAATTACAAACTCGTAACCTTTTTTAATAACTTGTTTTCTAATTTCTGGTTTGCCGTAAGCAATCCCAACAGTTCTGTGCATAGCTGTTTGAAGAATATCTGTTCTCCACGCAGACGACATAATGGATAAAGGACAAATAACTAAAACTTTTTTTATCACTTTTGTTTTCATTAAGTAGTCAGCCGCCCAAACTACCGAAGAGGTTTTACCCGTCCCTGTTTCGTTAAAACAAAAACATCTTTGGTGTAAACTTAAAAAAGAACTCGTTAGTAGTTGGTGTCGGAAAGGTTTGTAAAATCCTGGAAATGTATAATTCCTAAGGATAGGAGAGGGTACATTTTTTATGTTTAAGTTCTTCAAAACTTTTGATTCGTTGTAGCCCCAATGCACTAAAACTTCTCCGACACCTGATTCTTTTTTAATTACTCGACTTTTTGGTATCAGTTGTTTTATCTGGTCGTACTTTTTTGTCTTTAAAAGTAAAGCACTATTGTCAACTATTTCCATACAACTCCTTTATATAAACACGTTATATTTTTTTATACTTTGTTTTTCTTAGACCGATTTTTTTTCTTGCTAATCAGTCTTAAATTACTTCTTTTGTTACTACCACCCCTTGTTAATGGTATTTTGTGGTCTATATCTTTATTACCTCTTTTAATTCCTCTTTTGTCGTAATCTCTTCTAGCTTTCTGTCGTTTCATTCTATTGGCGTGTTCGCCTCTAGCTTTCTGCTGTTTGTATTCTTTTTTGTAAGGTCTTTTTTTGTTAACGTATGCCATATCAATGCTCTGGATTATATTCACAAGATTCTACTGGACACCACTTACACAAAGGGGTAGGGTTTGGATTCCATGTACCAGATGCAAATGATTGTCTTAGTTTGTATAAGTTTATCTCAAACCTTTCCCACAATTTTTCTAAATCTTTTCTCTCATATGTTTCTTTTATTATACGATTTTTAACCATAAATAATAGACAAGCCTTAATGTTTTTTATTTTAGGAAAGTGGTAAAAAGCCATAATTGCCATCAGTTTTAACTGGTCGGTATCTGCAAATCTATCGTTTCCTGTCTTGTAATCAACTATGTAAGCCAAATCTCCATCAATTATCAGTAAATCAACTATTCCCCTGACCCACATATCTTTACTTTCAAACCCACATGGTTTTCTATCTTTGTCTAAAGCAAATTGATACTCTGTTAATTTAGTTCCGTCTATATTGTTAAGGGCTTTCATCATGCTATCGAACTGAGAAAACCGTTCGGGAAGCTCTGTACCTTTCTCAATATATAATTCACAAGCTGTGTGTACCTCCTTACCGTAGATAATTGCTTGTGTTTCCGAGGTCTTGTAGTTTCTAAGAACTTTAGTTTCATGGTATTTCCTAGGACACTTCGTAAAGTCCTTTAAAGAAGAAAATGACCATGAAACTAATTTATCCATTATTTATATGTAAAAAATGTATGTGGGTTGTACAATATTTCATAAGGGATTTCTATTGTATAGCTGTTCCCTCCCTTGATAACGCACTCTAATTCAATCATATTTCACATCCTCCCGCAGTACATGATAGTTCTTGAACACCCTTGACGTTATCATCTTCTTCAACTAAAGAATCCCAGTTCAGTTCTGTCGGCATTTTAGCTAATAACTCCTTATATTGCTCCTCAGTACATTCTTCATAAGGTGCTTGTTTGTATGTACCGCCATCCCAAGGGAGAAAAGATATACCAGAAATTTTACTAAAGTTTTTCCAAACCCAAGCTCCTACTTCTACCCATTCTTCTTCTTTGACAGAAATAGTTACTGATGGTTTATGTTCGCACCACTCTTCCTGATACATCAACCATAGTTCTAAATGTTCAATGGCGGTTAAATCTTTTCTCATTATAGCTGATTCAGGTGATTTTATGGGGAATGAAAACACCGCAGTAGAATCGGGTTTCATTACACAATCCTCAGTAGGTACACCTGACTTCTTTAAAAAATCCGTAAGAGGGTCTTTTTTATCTCCACGCACCCTACGAATATAATAAGGGCTATGTCTACCATGAATACCAGAGGCAGTATTGCACAACTGACTAACAGTCCCAGAAGGCTTGACACAAGTGATAGCAGTCGATTGCGGGATTCCGAGTAAAACAGATAAGTCAGCGTTTGTTTTAACAGCCACTTGTTTGAGGTCTGCGAGTATTCCCCTAGTTCCGTCATCAACTTTCCCCATAAATTGGTTGTCTAAAATACCTGTAAGAGAAACACCTAACAGCCTTTCTTCCTCTGTATTCTTCTGCCATATTTTGCGTAAGTATGGAAAATGAGTAAGTGTCGATTGCCAAGTACCTAATATTGTAGCTATTTCTACTTTTTCTTTCAAGGTTGCGGGAGTATCTTCTTCCCTCACTATTACCTCTGAGAGATTACAGAACTGATAAGGACGCAAAATAATTTCGCTGCAAGGATTACAACCAAATTCATAATTGGAGAGTCTTCTTTTGAGGGATGCTACTTGTCGTTTACTAGCCCCTCTACTAAATATCCCACGCTCTCCTGATTTTGAATCATACAAACTTTTCCATTCAGATAAAAATTGTCCAGTATCAGGTTCTACCTCATATACTGCTGAGTTATTAGCTAAGGCTCTTTGTCCCTCTTGTTGCCACCATGCTCCTGACTTACAAGACCTCATATGGTCGTCCTCTAAATCAGATAAAGAAATCATAGCTGACCTACGCACACCACCAACTACTACAACTTCCCCAATCTTACACATAATATCGTGGCACTCGATTGAGTTTAGCTTACGACCTGCTGCTTTGCGAAACTTACCAATTACAAATTTGAACAAACTTTCAAGTGGTTCTGGGCCTGATGCTCTACCACCAAATGTTTTTAATCTAGCTCCTGATGGTCTAACTTTTCTCATATCCCATTTTGGAATCTCGCCAGAATATAACAAAGCGATTAACTGTCTTAGGCTTTTCGCCCAACCCTCTTTACTATCTGACACCGAAATAACGGTTTCAGACTCAAACATCTTTTCTGGTATTTCGGGTAACTGATTTATATACTTGTGTTCGACTGAGTAGCCGACACCAGTTCCGCACAAAAGAATATACATAGATTCGTCAAACGATTTCACATCATCAACAGGCAAATAACTACAATTGTAAGCTGCTGTGTTATCTCTTTCACAAGCCCTTCCGCCCGTCATAATCGCTCTCATGCTAGGCATAACTTCTAACTTGCATATTGCTTCATGCACTCTAAACTTAGTAGGGGTATCAACTACATGACCAACCTCTTTTTCTAAATGATTAACCATGAAATCCATATACCGACTGACGGATTCACTCCAATTCTCTCTCCTTTTTTCGTCTGTCATATATCGTGCGTATCTGCTCTTAGCTATAAATTGGCTATATAAGTCCATTTAACAATCTCCATAAGATTTTCCAAAAGTCGCCTCGCAAGACAAAGGTAATCCCTTAGCCCATTGAGGCACGAAATTCATACTATTTTGAACATAAGAAAGGGCTTCTTCGATTTCAGATTCTCTTGCTACACACACAACAGAATCATGAACAGTCAATGCTACTTTGTATTGTTTAGAAATTAAAAGCAATTGCTCCGCAACAATACACCTTGCAAGGGCTTGTACTACGTTCTCAACAACAGAACCACCCCAAATATTGACTTCTCCATCTCTTGACTCGTAAGAAAATTTAATGCGATTGTTTTCAGTTTTATGTTTTAACTTCGGGTATCTTATTTTAAAAGAATTAGGTAACTCAAAACAATTTGCATTTATATTAGGGACACCCCTAACTCCAAATATCCCATCTTCTCCTTTTTTCTCTTCAAACAGTTCTAACATTTTATCAGCTTGATTCCACAATTCAACCACTTTATTATTAACTTTTCTATATGAACCTACAATTGCTTTAGATTCTTCGTCTGTAATATATAATGGAGAACTACTAACCTTTAAATACGACTGGAACTTCTGCCAACCCGTGCCATACCCACAACCAAGCACCGCAGTTTTACCTACAAAGCGTTCGATTGGTGATATTTTTTCGACTTCCTTATTATATATTTTAGAAGCCATAATCTTGTAAACGTCCTGCTTATCTGCAAATTGTTTTACTACATTGTCTTGACCAGAAAGCCAAGCTAAAACTCTTGCCTCTATTTGTGATGAATCACAATTTATAATTACATAACCATCAGGAGCAACCAAAGCCTTTTTAATAACAGACTTTTCTTTATCACGGCTAGGTAAGTTTTGTAAGTTTACTTTATCCGAGCCTGACCACCTTCCCGTGTGTGCCCCATAGTATTTTAACGGAATAGGTAATTTGTTATTCATTCTTTGAGCTACGCCAATAAATCTTTCTAACCTAGTTTCTTCGATAGTAGATTTTATTGATAGTCTAGCTTCGGCTAACATTTTTATAGGTACACATTTGTGTTTCAATAAATCTAAAAAAGCAACATCTGTTTTTGCCAACGCTAAAGTTTCTTTTCCAGTCCGAGGGCTAATTTTTGTAGGTGGTTCTACACCTAAATTTTCCAGTAACATGGCGAACTTCTGATTCGACATTATGGTTTCCCTGTCTTGACCGCAATCATTTAGTATCTTCTTTTTTTCAGTTAAAACTTTCTTCAATTGTTTAGTGAGTAAATCTACCTGGAGATTCAATACTGGTTCTAAATACATATTTAGAGTGGTATGGATTAGCTGCAGCTCGCTGAGTGGACAAGACTTCACTAGACACTTAAAAAGTTTGTAAGTTAGTTCAACATCATTCTTACAATATTTTGCGTACTGTTTTAATTCTTGTTCAGAAAAATCTACTTTTCGTTTATCTTTTGCCTCGTGAACCTCCGTGCCTTTCTCTCCTATGTTATATCTTTCAGAGAGTGCTTTTAATGACGCACCTTGTTCTACTCCGTGTAATGCTCTGCCCATACAAAGTGTGTCTAGCCAACCTAACTTTGGTGATAACCCAAATTTAAACTTGAGTATCGCTCCATCAAATAAAGTATTGTGTGCAAGGCAAAACGTAGACCAATCAAACTTATAAAGAAACTCTTTTGTTTCCTCAAACGTACCAGAAAACCATTCAGTCTCTTGGTCGCCTTGTTTAACCGCCACCCCTATGATTTCAAAGTCAGAATGATTTATATATTCTTCGGTAGTAAGTTTGGTAAGAGAATAACCTCGACCATAAAAAGTTTCAAAGTCTATGGTTATCATCTATTCTTTTCAATATCCTATGTAAATGCTCTAAGTTATCTTCGTTGACTACGAGTGCAGTCCCTCCTGCTGTTTTGATTTTTTCTAAATTAGATAATTGGAGAGCAGTAGGTTTGTTTGTACCCGCCTTACATTCAATACCAATAAAATTACCATGTAGACAAGCAATTATGTCAGGTATTCCACTACTACCATATCCGCCTGTAACTGGGTAAAAATAGTAACAATCGAATTGCTTTAAAATACTAACGCATTTATCTTTAACTTTTTTTTCTGGTGTTTTTGCCATAATATTTCTCTATTATTTCCTCATAATTTTCTCTTACAAACTCTAAACAATGAATAGCTTTTTCAATATCCTGAAGTCCGCCTTTATCAGAAAACCTTGAAATATATCTTAGAACATCACTCGTCCAAGGGTCTAAGCCCCACCGCAATCTTACTTCCCAAGGTTGTAATTTTTTCTTAGTGTAGTGGTCGCCACCAACTTGTTTTAAACCATCTTTTATATAATCTTTAATTGTTCCGTGTTCTTTTTTCATCTTTTAAATCCTAATCTTTCTCTACGTTCTTGGTCATCTTCAAAGTGTAGCAACATACACTCTTGTCTTAATTTTTCTTCTGTCCATTTATACTGTGCTTCTGCAATTTTGTTTCCATCTCCATAACCCATTTTATACGCAGTTTCCCACATTGATTTCATATGGTCTATATTGTTTACAGTTGCGTAATAAGTTAAAAATGCTGTACCCAAAATACATAAAGAGAAAAAAAATTTATTCATCTTCAAGCCTTTCTTCTATCAATTTTTTGTAGTCAGGATTCAGTTCTATCAATACTGAATGGCGGTTGTTTTTCTTGGCTACTAACCCTGTTGTACCCGCACCCGCAAATGGGTCTAAAATATATCTTTGGGGAGGACAACTTGCCAACACGCAAGGCTCAATCAAATCCTCTGGGTAAGTGGCAAAATGAGCCTTTTTGTATGGTTTAGTTGTAACACTCCAAACACTTCTTTTATTTTTCTTTAAACCATTTTTACCTGACATTGAGTTCATTTTTGTGCCTCGTCTAGCATCTCCCCGTGAACCTCTATCGTCATTAGGGTATTTGCATGGTTCTTTAATAGCTTCGTTATCAAAGTAATAGCTTTTGTTTTTACTAAATAGAAAAATATATTCGTGTGCTTTCGTACATCTATCTTTTACAGACTCAGGCATAGGATTTGGTTTGTGCCAAATTATATCTTGTCTTAAATACCACCCAAACTCTTGCATGGCGAACGCAAACTTCCACGGGATTCCCATGAGGTCTTTCTCTTTGTAATTATATAATTTATTAGCCCGTTTCGGGTTGTGTGAAGGCAAATCCTGTGATGTTTTACTGACTGTTTGCTTTGGCATAGATTGTCCACGCTTTGGTCGATAGTTATAATAACTATCCCCAAGATTTACCCATACAGTTCCATCTTCACGCAACACTCTATGTACTTCAGCAAAGACACTTACTAGGCTACTAATATATAATTCAGGAGTTTCTTCTAGTCCAAGCTGTTCATCATCTCTAACCGCACCACACTTCGGACAAGTCGTTTTATAAATAGCATCTCCTACTACTGAGCCTTGGTCGTGCATACCTTGATGTCCTGTAATCGTTTTTACAGTTTTACCAATTTTTGTAGTTCTTTTATGTGGACAGTTCGAGTCGCCACCAATCCATTTTCCAGTTCCGTAATCTCGGAGTCCGTAATATGGCGGAGAGGTGATAACTGATTGTATTGATTTTTCTGGCATTGTCTGTATTACATCTTTACAGTTGCCAACCTTAATAATTGTTTTAGGCGGTAATATCATCTACTTCTCCCTCGACCGATTTAATTAAATTTATTATTTGGTCTTGGGTTAAGTAGCATTGAACAGAGAGGTCATGTTGTTTATCCGTTACTAAACGCTTAAAAAAACCATTGTCGTTAAAAGTAGAGTCTACCAATTTAGATATTATATCTTTTGGTATTTGGTTTTCTGTAACAACTAAATGATTTAACCTATCGTACTTTGACGGCATCTTTGTAGAATCCAAGATGACAAACTTCCAACAAGTTTTTGGCTCTGATACCAGAGATTTTTTTCTTTTAAACTCAACCCAAATATCTTTTTCTTCACTCATTTTTTATTATTTTATACCCCTATGTAAAGCTGTAATGTAAATACTACCATACTAATTTTATGCGATACCAGTTATTTTATTTTATTCTTTTCCGTAACTTTAATTTTGTCTTCGGTACTCATGTCTTGCCAATTACATATTTCTTCGACTGTTCTATTGCAACCGATACAGACGTTATCTTTTAATTCGCACACGCCAATACAAGGGGACTCTATCTCTGTTTCCACATCTTATTTTATCATTTTGAGTAGACAAAAAAAAGGCAACCATTATCGGTTGCCTTAAAATAAGCTGACGGCAAGATTGCCGTTTGATAATTTAGCCGTTCATAGTTTTACAGAATATATATTTTGTAAGTATCTAGTTCGCTGCTGACATCAGCTACATAACAAAAATTACAAATTATATCTTGTGCGAAATTCTTTTCAGAGTCGCCTCCAAGTCAACTAGATTTTCTCGCATATAATCTTCTGCTGAGATACCAGGTTTCTGTCTTAACTCCTGTAATCTATCTTTCACAACTTGTATCTGAGCTTGGACTAAACTCCTTGACACTTTCTTAAAGAAACAATATTTCTCAAACACTTTCAATCCTGTCCATGCTTGCTTGTGCGTTGGTTCTCTACCAATATGTTTCTTCATAGAAATAGACCTACAAATATCTATTTCACGGGGGGTTAGATGTTCTGTTTCCTTACCCCAGATGATAACCTTTTCCCACTCAGAACAAGTGATAAAAGCACAACGCTCAATTCTTGATACTGAACCCATGATAACGTCATTCATTTTCATTTGACACTCCTGTTTTTAGATTTATAAGAATAATACTCCTCTTCAACAACTACCAACTTAGAGAAATCGCTTTGCTTCATCTTCTCCGCTACGTCTTTGGGAATATGTATTAGCACAAACTTTTCCTCCAGCCGTTTCTTCAAACTAAGTTCCATACCAACTCCTTTCTTTAGTGATAAGTTTTTATCCATTTTTGTAATAGACTTCTTGCGGTGTATTTATCAACATCAAACTCAGCCATGATAAGTCTTGTTGTACCCATCATGTTGACTTCGCCTGATTCTCTAAGTAAGTCTAAGTAGAAAAATACTTCATCTTGGTTTTCATGTTCCATCAGTTTTCTCCTAATATATAATATGCTTCGACTTCTTCTTTCTCGCCGCACTTGCTAATTACTTCTGCGGTACTTTTGTGAAATTTATCTTCCACAAATTTTTTGTTCCAACCAATTGGGTGGATAATCCAATCGTTAGAATATGTGCTGTTAGCGTATTGATGAAACAAAATCATATCTCTCTCAGGAATATAATTACAAATAGCTTTCCTGTAATGCTTTCCACCACGATATTCTTTTTTACCATCTGAACCTATTTCGTACGAAACAAAACCCTCTCTATCAAACTCTTCTTCCATTCTTGCGAACGTCAGGTTGGTAAACTGTTCCCCAAATAAATCTTTGTTGAATTTGGTAATGTCGTCTATATGTTTAAGTTGAAACAATCGTGTTTCTTGGTTTCTGTAATTACCCTTGTATAAAAACATATTGTTGGAATTTGGTAATTGGACTGTATTAGTTTCATTAAACAAATTATTTATCTCTTCTTGTCTGATGAGTAATTTATTCGTATCTTTGACAAGACCACTAGAAGGCACAACGCCAACCTCATAACTTTCCAAATACATAAATCCATAACAACCATTCTTACCAAGAGGTAACAGACCCACATAGTTTACAAACGATTTGTTTATCCTCGTATTTTCGTTAGCCAACTCCAAGTAGTTTGGTAAGGCATCATCAAACATATATTTGATAAGGTCTGAACCAAATACATTTTCGAGTATGTCAGACGTACTACTGTCCAAAGAAATAGTATTGTTAGTAAACGCTGATTTGACACTTTTTGACTTGATGAAAGAATCAATCGTCTTTAGTTTGTCAGAAGATATATTCTTTTTCATGCCATCTGTCATGTTGTCTATCAATAACTTGAGTATCAACCAACGACTGTCTCGATTATCTACTCCGTTTCCAGTCAAATTAAAACCACCATCTCTTTCGACTGTACCGATATGTAAATCTTCTTTGTCTAATCTCCTCTTGTAACGTGAGCCATCTTTCAGGTCGGTATCACTTGGTTCAAATATATGTTTGGTAGTCATGCCCTCCGTAATTTCTAACTTCAATCCATGATTAGCGTTGTCGCAATAATCATGAATAAAATCCAATTTATCGTTTAACTCTCGCCTACGAATTTTCTTAAAGAAAGTAGAAAACGAATTGTTGTAGTTGGACACATCTCTCGTATTACGCAATTGAGACTCGCTCGACAATCGAGTAGAGTGAATAGAGTATTGCGTAGTTGGGTTAACTTCGCTATGTCTTTTACCCTCTCTCGAATTGTAGTCATACTGGTCATAGTGAGAAATGCGGAGCATTGTAAGAGGTACGCAATCTTCATCAGTCACTAAGAAATTACATGATTGTCCAGACCTTTTTGAATCGCTACCATCATGAGGTTTCAAATATTCTGCACTAAAATCTAACCCTTGTAGAGTCTGCAAAGTACCATGTCCAACAATAGAAGAAAATTGTTTGCCCTCCGCAATATCATGCAATCCTTGACAAATATCCATTATCGTTTTGTTTTTAGTATTCATTGTTCTAAACAAATCTTGACAAACAAAACCATGCTTGTTGTCGTGCAATAAAAACAAATGGTGTCCTGTTTCCAAATTTGAAAACTGATTGGAAAGAAACGTGTCGTTGGGTATCTTTGTTTCGTTGGGGTTGATATCAACTAGGTCAATTTTTTCCGTAGGGAAATCTCGTTTGTTTGGTACATCAAAAATATTCCATGTCCCTGTTGAATGATACACTTGTTTGATTGTAGTTTTAGCCAACGTAGTTGGGTGGGTTATAGTACCATCTGAGCCATGCCCTACTTCAAATTCTTGTAGAGCCGACTTTCCATGATTATATAATTCCTTGGCGACTTCTCTTGCGTCTCTATGTTTTAGTACAGGGTTCTGTCTGATGAACCAATCTGGGTGTATTTTTGAAAACTTTTTTGTAAGACTCAAACAAGAATTTTCAAACTCACTCTTTGTTCCCATGTAAAAGAATCTCAAGTTTGTTTCCTTGCCGAACTTCTTTTTGAACCCATACAAAAATTCCTGTACATCAAATCTAAAATCGGCTGACTTGAAATTGTATGCACGAATGGGATAATGCTTTGAAACTTCATACATATCTTTACAACTGAAATTACCAAATCTTTGGTCAACTTGACTCATAATAATGCTCCTCTAATATATAATTAATAAGCTATAAATAAAAATAGCGTTTGCACAATTTACTTCTTTACTTCTTTACTTCTTATTGCTCGTCAGGTATGTAAGGTACTAGACGACCTTGGGTTGGTACAAAATTTGTTTCTCCATCTGGAGTAACAACCAACCATAAAACAGGTTTGCTAGGTTGCCACTCGATTGGGTGCAAATATCCATCTGTGAAAATGCAACACGCTTCCCAGTTGATATTGTTTTCTTCCAAATATGTCGGAATACATTGTGCATTTGTACCACCACCACCAATAGGTTTAATCATCTCTGCGAACCTATGGTAATCTTTTGGGAGATATATTTCGTCAGACACAATACTTGTGTCCCAAAACAATATCCGTACACACTCTGGTCGCATACGTTCCAATATCTCTTGAACTTGCTCAACAAAAACTTTCAATTCTTTATGTATTGAACCAGAACAATCGAACGCAATCACAATCTCTCCAACTTTGTCGGTATAGTCTGTCGGATAAATTGGGTTCACATCATCATACCCTCCAACATCTAAGATACTTCTTGGGTTATATATTGCGTAAGTCTGGTCGTCTGCTCCTTGTTGCGAAACAAGAACAATGTCCTCGAACAAAGGTTGCCAACGAACTTTGATTGCCATTTCTCCATCAATCATTTTGTTTGAGTTTGGCGAACCCTCTTGAATCAAATGTTTTGCGTGAGCAATCATGTTGTCCAAATGCTCGACCATTTCTTGCATGGCTTTTGCTTTTTCTTGGACAGATTGATTTGACTTGTCGCCATCTGAATCTCCATCATCAAAACCACCAAACTCCATCTCGTCAGTTGGTTCTCCGTCTGGACTCCACTTGCCACCCTCTTTTTCTTTTTCTTGTTTCTGTTTTTGTAGGTGCTTGAAAATCTTGAGTGGACTCCAACCACGATAAGACTCGTCCCAAAGACAACCCTCGATAAATTCAACACACGTTCTGTCTGGGTCTAGTTGGTCTATCCAATCGTTGACTTGATAGTCTGCTGAAATTCCTGTTAGTTGAGCATCAATCTTGAACAATCTTTTACAGATGAAAGTATGCTTGAGTAGGATATGACAACATTCGTGGCACATGACAAAATTCACTTCTTTTTGAGTGAGCGTGTCCATAAACTCTTTACAGAAAACCATATCCCACCCGTTTGTATACGCTGTAAATGAATATGAACCATCTGGACTCGGAGCGGAAACAATCGAAATTTCTCCGCACATCATAAATGGTAACAATGCTCTGAGAGTCGGGTGTTTACCAATCATAATTTTTGCTCTCATCAATGGTCGATAATCTTGTATCGGCATTTTGTGTTGCGATACCAGTTGCGTGGTCTTGCCGAATGTACTTGTTGTTGATGTTGTACCTGCCATTTTGAATCTCCTTGTAATATATAATTTGTTAGTGTCTGTGGTGCGGTCGTATGCTAGACAAAATAGACAGACGGCTGTTTTGCCGTCCGCCAATATAACGACTACCCAAATATTAAATCTGAATTTTCGACAACCCACTTATCGAAACCGACCAATGATTTTGTCATTTTCTTGTCAATGTGCATAAGTGAAAAACAGAAAGTCGAGATGATTTGCTCGTCCGAAAACCGCTTCATGTACTTCCAAAACTTTTGAGCGTTCTCGATTGATTCGTCTTTTGCGAATTGGACACACGCCAAACACTGCATATACTGAACCATTGGTGCTGTTGGAATTGGTGCTTTGTCTGGGTCTGCGATAATGTCCGTTGGTGCGGTAACGTCTTTTGCCACTTGCATGAAAACAAGTAAATCATTTGCAAATGCTTCGCCAGATAATCCACCCAACATAGCCCTCAAGTTGTTGTCTTTTTTATCGACAGGTTGCCATTCATCAACGTAAGCATCTCTATTTACATAAACCCTAAATGAACGCTCCAATGAACGTGGAGTACAAAACTGTCTGTTTGGGTGTTTGGGGTTCATAATGTAAGGGTTGTTTTCTTGACCCGATTGACGATAGTCTGCCAACACTTCTGGTTTGTGCATCAAAAACGCAAGGCAACTTGAGTCCCAATTGTTTTGTGAACCATACACAATCAACTCTTTTGGAGTAACATTCTTCAAATGTAGAACTGACAAGCGATTGCCAAAGTGTGCTTCGATAAAGTCTCCGAGTCCATCTTGAGTACGATTAGATGTACCAAAAACAATTGAACCATCTGGTAATTGTTTACCCATAAGGTTGTGTTCCTGAATCAAACGAGTGAATATAAGTTTGACCGACCTAGCACATTTCAAAACTTCGTCAAGCATAATGATAAGTGGTTTGTTCTCGTCCAACTTGTAACGCTCGTTCAACCATGTCTCCAGAACACCCTTTGAAACATTTGGTACAGTCAAACCATTGTCTTGAACTGTCTCGGTAGGACAGTCAATATATAAATAGTTATATTTGTCGCCATACTTGTCCATCAATTGCTTGAGAGCGGTTGACTTACCCTGACCCGCACCACCAACAATAAGTTTGGATATTTCTGGGTCTGCCATAATCATGGTTGGTAACGAATTGATTGATACTTCGGTTGCTTTGATTTCTCTACTCATTTTATTGCTCCTCAAATATGTATTTATTAAATGTTGAATTTCTTTAAGATTGCTTCCATGTCAGATTTGACTTTCAAGCGTGTGTCGTCATTGTCTCGCAAGGTTTCAAAGTCGTTTACCTTGTCCCGCTGAATTGGACTCATGGCTTTCTCGAAATCTGTAATTAGAGAACTAATCTTTGTGTTGTTGCCAATGTTGAAAGCATTGAGAATGTTGACCAATTCCAGATGGTTGAGCATAGACGATTCTTGAAAACGATTTGGTTTAACCACTTCGTTGCCATGCTTGTCCTTGATTGCTTGACTCGAAAACGCTTTGATAATATGTCTTACAGAATCAAGAATCCTGTCTTGCGTTTGCTCCTCGACTTTCTCCAAATTGCGGATATGGTCTTGTTTTGCTTTTTCCTTGATAAAGTCAACGTGTTCATCAATCGCATCAAGTCGTTCATCTTGCATATCGGACAGAGCATTGAGATTGTAAGTAAAAGAAAATTTTGCCCTCGCTTGTTTGAATGTCGGGTACATACTCGCATCAAAACCATTGGGGTCGTTGTCTTTTGCTCTTTGAATCATTTGACGATAAGTCTTTTCGTCTGGCAAAAACTGTTCAACAAGGTCGTTGAAATCAGACTCAAACTTGTCCACATACTTCTTGAAATTCTCGAAATATGTAACGTCAAGAGACACCAACTTCAAACTGCCATGCCAATCAAGAGTCCGTCTTTTTAGGTTGTTGATGAAATCTTGCCTTTTCAAACGAATAGCCTTGTAAACTGGGTCGTCTGCGGATAGGTCGGTTGTCGCATTGTGAACGGCAACACCCTTGACAGATTCGTTGAGTTTATCGGTATTGACTCTATGTTTGCGAGTCAACCCCAAAAGGGTACATTCATACCCGAACACAATGTAGTTGTTTTGTAACATTACTTGTCCTCCATTTTTGTAGTCATATGATTTATATGGTCTAGTAACGGAGTTACTTGTCCCTTTGTTACGGCTTCAACGAATTTATCCACGTTAAAGTTTGGGTTGTCCTCCGAAAAGAAAAACGACAATCCGTTCATTGAAATCGTAGGGTTGTATCTATCTTCTGGGTCGTTAGTATTTCGTAACAACTCAGCTATAGCCATGTAATGTTTCTTAGTGAATAATGGTTTCTTACTCATAGGTCTGAACTCCTTTTTCGTTAATGTAAAGTCTTATTGTAAAGTATGTAAATCAAAAAAACAAGCGAAATGTTTTGTGCTGGTAAAACTGAACTACCCAAATACATAATTGGATATTTGGTAAGTAAAATAGGCTGACGGCTGTTTTGCCGTACGGCTATATAAGAACCAAACACACACGCAATATTCCGCTTCGTTATCGTAGACAACCGACAACAAAGCCACAATACCATGCGAGTTGTTTTTATACAACAGATAAGGGAAACTATCGTAAAATATAAGATAAGGTTTTTTTGTGTCTTAACTGTCCTACAACGATTGATGATTGGGACACTCCGAAACCAGTTGTTTATATAGTCGTGTCCCAACTGTCCTAAGTGTCTTAGTCTAAATATGTAATATAGATATTTATATATACGGAGATTTTGTTTTTGACACACTCGCCAATCTGCCCTCGACCGCCAAAGATTCTCAAACCGCTCGCACATATACCCTTTTTTGTTGGGACACTTAGGACAGTTGGGACAGTTGGCTTGTACTAGCCGTTTGGGGCGACTTGAGATGACTCAATGTTTATATATTTTGGGACAGGCACATTAGCGGCACCTACGCCCGTATGATAAACTTCCGAATTATATAATCTGACGGCAATCTTGCCGTACGGCTATTTTATCAGGACAATCCTCACTAATTTAGTAATCGACCCGCACCCACGCATACGCACATGGCGACAAGTAACTGGCTTCAATATCCAAATTTCTAAATACCTGCATGACGAGCGACACCAGTTCCCAAAAATTAAAGACAAAAAAAAAGGGTAGAGCCGTTAAGCCCTACCCTTCACTACTTAGAGTGGCAAGTCCATTTGCTTAGACTCTTTACTCTCGACTGCATTTGTAATGTCAGTCCATTTGATGATAGTCTTATCATCAGCTAGTTGCTTCTTACGTTTGTAGTCAGCATATTCCATACCGATTGCAAAACATACTGCACCGAAGAAGAACAACATAGCGAGAAACAACGCTACTTCGTTGTGTGTCATGATGTCGTTACACATAATATTAACCTCCTTTCTGGTCGAGTTTATCAAGTTCTGCTTTTAACTTCTCCCAAGAGGACTCAACGTCTATCTTCTTGATGTCCCGCTCTATTTCATAATGTCTTTTGACATACGGTAGAAGTGCTCCAAAAATTTCTTCATCGGTTACTGCTCCACGTCCTGCGTTGGTCGCCACCTTTTTATTGTTCATAATGTTTTAACAGCTCCTAGTATTTAAAAAAGTGAGGGGAGCGAACTCCCCTCCCAAGTAGTGCTGATTAAGAAGTTACTTCTTAGATTTTTTGTACTGCTCTAAGATAGATACGAAGCCTAACTGGAACTGCTTGAGATTGTTCATTTGTTTCTCAACAAACTCATTCCCGTATTCTGCTCTGACCGTATCGCTTGATAGTGCATTACCTACCATTCCGACATAGCTTTCGAGAATACCCTTGTTAGTACCCTCCTTCTTAACCTCGCCTTCGGCTTTCATCGCAGACTTGAACAAGTCCCCGTCGACTGGATGACCTTGACCGTTAATACGCTGGTCGAAAGTCTTAGCTACTCGCTTGTTACCCTTTCGCTTCCCGTCTTCGAGTAGTGACTGCAATTCCGTAGGAATCTCAACCCCAAGATTGAATAGTGCGGTAACACTATCTTTCCTGAACTTGATGAACTTCTTTCCGATGGAACTTGAAAAGTCACTACGGATTCTGGATGCTGTCTCCTTGTTAGGGGAGTCAGAAGATTTAGCAAGACCGTTCAAAAGAACTTTCTTGATGGTGTCTGCTGTTGCAGACTTCTTAGCATAACTAACCGCTTTCTTCTTGCCGTTACTCTTAGCTTCTTTCCAAGAGTAGCTTTCAGATTTGGCGGCATTTTCTGCCCATCCATCGACGTTACACAACACGCCTAACCCTGGTGCGTCCGTGTCCATTGATGCAAACAGCGGCTTCGAGAGAACAACAGTCAGTATGGAATCAACCTTTTGGGTTGCTCCCTTGACTACAACCTCCAAGTGTTGCTTGGAGAGAGACTCGTGCAGACCAAAAAATACTGCATCTCGGTTTGCATCCGCATCCTGTAGCAACTTACTGAAAGTAAATCTCACGTTGGTTACCGCACTTTTTACACCGTCGGCGTAGGTGTACTCCGTTTTAGCTTTAGTCATTAAATGACTCCTATTGAATAGGTTAATAAAAACCAATTGGAACAACACCAAGTGCTGAACCAATCAGCACTAATGAACTAGCGATGTTTTGCTGTCCATACCTCTATTATCTACATTTTTTCAGTATTGTCAAGCGTTATTGTAAAATAACCGTAATATATCATACTTTAGTATAATAACTGGCTTCAATACCCCACCTACCCCCGACCCACCGCATATGACCTAGCTATGCACATTTACTACTACACAATAATCCGCACAAATTATTGAAACTTTGTGGTATATTTCAAAACATGAAATCATTAGAACCAGCCATAGAGCAGGGAATACCTGTGCCTAACGTCAGACAAAAGCTGTTACCGAAGCTAGATGAGAAAGAAGAACTTATGGTTAGAGCTAATACGGTCAAACTTTTATCAGATTTGACGGGCAATGAATTAGTAGTAACAGAAAAAAATAGAGAACAGGCTAAAGAAGCCTTGGTGTCTGACGATGATATACAGGAAGACCTCAAAAAATTTCCCAACGAAACGATAACCTACCTTGCAGGTTTGGTAACTACTTACGATAAAATGGTGGTCAGGGACTATGCTGACCTAAAAAACTTCGTTGTAAACAAACTAATTGAAGAAAGTCATGGCAAAAACTCCAAAGATAGGATTTCTGCTCTACGAGCTTTAGGAGATGTTGACGGAGTAGACGCATTTAAGAAGAGAACCGAGGTAACTTATTCACAAAAAAGCACAGAGGACATAGAAAAAGAGTTATTAGAGAAGTTAGATGCAATGACTATTGATGTAACGCCTCAAAAATAATGCTTTCACCTACTAAATTATCCACAATACGAAATAATGTAGGGAATATGTCTGAAAAAGACAAAAAAGAGACTCTTTTACTATTAAATGAGTGGGAAAAACGCCAAAAAACCCAAAAAGGACAGTCAAACTTATTAGATTTTATAAATTATGTGTATAAAGGCTATAAAGTAGGCCCACACCACAAAAGATTAGCAAAAATTTTTGAAGATATAGCCTGTGGTAAGAAAAAAAGGGTAATTGTTAACATAGCACCCCGCCACGGCAAGTCAGAATTGATATCATACCTCGCTCCAGCGTGGTTTCTAGGTAAATATCCGCATAAAAAGGTAATTATGGCTTCACACACTGCTGATTTAGCGGTGAACTTTGGTAGAAGAGTAAGAAACTTAGTAAATTCTGGTGAATACAAAGATGTATTTGGAGGTGTTCAACTACAACAAGACTCGAAGTCTGCTTCTAGGTGGGGTACAAACCACAATGGAGAATATTTCGCTATCGGTGTAGGAGGTGCATTGGCTGGTAGGGGTGCTGATTTATTTATTATTGATGACCCCCACTCTGAGCAAGACGCTAAACAAGGCACACCCACCGTATTCCAACCTGCTTGGGAGTGGTTTCAATCAGGGCCATTACAACGTCTGATGCCAGGCGGTGCGATTATAGTTGTTATGACTAGGTGGAGTAAATTAGATTTAACGGGTCAGATAATCAACAACATGACAAAGAACGAAAAAGCTGACCAATGGGAGATTGTAGAATTTCCAGCTATATTAAATGAAAAACCTTTATGGCCTGACTTTTGGTCTTTAGAAGAACTACAATCAAAAAAAGCTACACTAGACCCACGGTATTGGCAATCTCAATATATGCAGAACCCCACCTCCGAAGAAGGTGCTTTGATAAAACGAGAGTGGTGGAAGACATGGGAGAAAAAGACACCTCCCGATTGTGAGTTTATAATAATGTCGCTAGATGCGGCACAGGAGAAAAACAACAGAGCAGATTATAATGCACTAACCACATGGGGCGTATTTTATTCTGAAGAGTCAAATGTGCCAAATATAATATTACTGAACTCTATAAAAAAGAGATTAGAGTTTCCAGAGTTAAAAGACATGGTTTTAGCCGAATACAAAGAGTGGCAACCTGATGCTTTCGTTGTAGAGAAAAAGTCAAACGGTGCGGCTCTTTATCAAGAGTTAAGAAGAATGGGTATACCCGTTGGAGAGTTTACCCCCTCAAAAGGTCAAGATAAAATTACTAGAGCAAATGCGGTAGCAGATATATTTGCTTCTGGTCTTGTATGGTGTCCAGATACAAATTGGGCAAAAGAAGTTGTTGAAGAATGTAATGACTTCCCTAGCGGTGCAAATGATGACTTAGTTGACTCTACGACTCAGGCTATGTTGAGATTTAGGCAGGGTGGGTTTATCCAGTTGCCTAGCGACGAGGAGGATATTAGTTATGATTTCAACCCTAGGAAAGCCGCTTACTATTAAGAAATGTTCTCGGTGTAACAAAGTAAAGAAGGTAGCAGAGTTTCATAAACATGGCATACGTTATAGAAAACAAAGATATAGACCTATGTGTACTGAGTGTTTTAGAGGTACAGTAGATAAGGTAAAAAGAAGAGAAATACAAAAAAGGCATTATCAACGCAATAAACAATATTATTTTGATAGAAACTTAAAAAGTAAGAAGAGATACAAGAAAGCTACCCCACCTTGGGTTAATTTTGATAAAGTAAGAGAAATTTATGCTAAAATGCGACAATTGAACGAGATGTCGAAAGATAAACTTTTGGTGGTAGACCACATCATACCAATAAAAGGTAAAACAGTTTGCGGACTTCATGTGCATTATAATTTACAAATCGTTACAGAAACATATAATAAACAAAAGGGGAGTATCTATGACCCCGTTTTATACCCCGAACAAGGATTAGACAATGATTGACAAAGGTATTTATCAAACGTCTGAAGCCACTGCTCCAATAAAAGAAGCTAATGAAGATGTCCAAGTAGAAATAGTTGCGGACGATATTGAAGATGCCGTTGAAATGGCAGATGCAGTTTTAGACAGTTTTAAAAAGAATGATTTTTCTAAGAATTTAGCTGAAACAATTGACGACGATACTTTAGACCATCTTAGTATAGAGTTAATGAGTTCTTATGAAGGAGACTTAAATTCACGCTCAGAGTGGGAAAAGACTTATAAAGACGGTCTTGAACTACTAGGATTAAAGTTTGAAGAACGTACAGAGCCTTGGGATGGAGCTTGTGGTGTATTTCATCCTATACTCACGGAAGCTATTGTAAAATTTCAAGCAGAATCTATAACAGAGACATTTCCCGCAACAGGCCCAGTAAAGACTCAAATTATTGGTAAAGTTACTGAAGATAAAGAACAAGCGTCGCAACGTATAAAAGAAGATATGAATTACAGGCTTATTGAAGAGATGCCTGAGTATAGACAAGAACATGAAAGAATGTTGTGGAATCTTCCCATAGCAGGTAGTGCTTTTAAAAAAGTTTATTTTGACCCTTCTTTAGATAGACAGGTGGCTATGTTTATACCTGCTGAAGATTTGGTTGTTTCTTATGGTGCATCAGACCTTTCAATGGCTGAAAGATGTACGCATAGAATGAGAAAAACAGAAAACGAATTGTTAAAGCTACAATCTTCTAAGTTCTATAGAGATATTGATTTAGATGAACCCGCAAACGAAAGAGATGATTTATTAAAAGAAAAAGATAAATTAGTCGGAATAGATGGCTCAAAGGACGAGCGTTATACGTTACTGGAGATGCACGTCGAAATAAATATTCCAGAAGCTAAAGATGGGGATTTAGCTCTTCCGTATGTCATAACCGTCCTAAAAGATACTGGCGAGATATTGTCAATATATAGAAATTGGGAGGAATCTGATGAAGTTAAGCGAAAAAGAGAACATTTTGTGCATTATAATTATATTCCTGGTTTTGGATTTTATGGGTTTGGGCTTGTCCACCTTATAGGTTCTCACGCAAAATCAGCTACTTCCTTACTTAGACAATTAGTAGATGCAGGTACTTTATCTAATTTACCTGGTGGATTAAAAAGTAGAGGGCTAAGAATAAAAGGTGATGAAACACCTATTGCACCTGGTGAGTGGCGAGATGTAGATGTGCCTGGCGGTAGTATTAAAGAGAATTTATTACCGTTACCTTATAAAGAACCATCACCTACTTTGTTTAATTTGTTAAATACGATAGTTGAAGAGGGTAGAAGGTTTGCCGCTGTCAATGAGTTAAAGATAAGCGATAGTTCAGCAAATGCCCCTGTCGGCACTACTTTGGCTTTATTAGAAAGAAGTTTAAAGGTTATGTCAGCAGTACAGGCTAGGATTCACGCATCTATGAAAGCGGAGTTCAAACTATTAAAAAACATTATCAGGGATAACGGTTCTATAGCGTACCCCTATGAAGTTGACCCATCTAGGATGGTTAAAACAAAAGATTATGAATTTGTAGAAGTTCTACCTGTATCTGACCCTAACGCAACTACTTTGTCTCAAAGAGTAGTCCAATATCAGTCTGTGATGCAGTTGGCACAACAAAATCCAGATTTATACGATATGGTAGAGTTAAATAAAGAGGTATTAAAAGTTCTTGGTTTAAAGAATATTGATAAGTTAGTACCTAGTGCGAAAGAACAAAAACCTGCTGACCCTGTAACAGAGAATATGAATATTCTAATGAGCAAGCCAGTAAAAGTATTTGCTTACCAAGACCATGAGGCTCATATAACTGCACACTTAAATGCTATGAAAGACCCAAAAATAGCTATGTTGATAGGGCAAAATCCAAAAGCATCTTTAATTATGAACGCTTTACACGCTCACGTTGCGGAACATACAGCTTACGCATATAGAAACGAAATAGAGAAATTAGCAGGAGTACCGTTACCTGACCCAGAGAAGGCGTTGCCAGCAGAGGTCGAGTTTAATCTTGCAGGGGTAATCTCTAAAGCTAGTGATAAATTGTTACAAAAGAACCAAGCTCAACAGGCTCAACAACAAGCACAGCAGAAAGCTCAAGACCCTGTTCTACAAATACAGAAAGAAGAGCTTGGCTTGAAGTCTAAGGAATTAGATTTGAAGAAACAAATCCACGAAGATACTATGAACGTGAGAATGATGGAGCAAAACACCAAGAAAGAACTAGAGTCTCAGAGATTAGCTAGTCAGGAAAGAACTGAAGGAGCTAAACTTGGGGCTAAAATTACGATGGACAATAAGAAAGCTACATTACAACAAGGCTTAGAAGGAGCTAAGTTGGGAGCTAAAATGGTTTCTGAAGGAACGAAAGGAAGACAAAGTGGCAATTAAGAAAAAGACTAAGAAAAAATCAGGTTCTAAACCAACAAACCCAGCTTTGTACGCTAGAGTAAAAGCTGAAGCAAAGCGTAAGTTCAAGGTATATCCTTCGGCTTACGCTAACGGTTGGTTAGTCAAAACATATAAGTCAAGAGGCGGAGGGTATGCTTAATGGGACTTGTTATGTTTTTTATAATTTTTGTAGTGCCTGTTATTTGGGTAGTTTACTATGTCTCTTAAAGAATGGTTCGGTAAAGGCTCTAAGGGAGATTGGGTCGATATAGGTGCTCCTAAAAAAAAGGGAAAATATCAAGCCTGTGGACGCAAATCGACAAAAACGAGCAAACGTGGCTATCCGAAATGTGTGCCAAGAGCAAAAGCCAATACAATGACTTCAGCACAAAAAAAGTCTGCGGTACAAAGAAAAAGAGCCGCTGGAAATCCTGGTGGTAAACCTACTAACGTAGCAACTATTAAAAAGAAAAGGACTAAAAAACGTGTTTCATAGTTTCGCAGAACATTTTTTAAAATACTTAGAAGAGGAGGAAAACTTAAAAAAAGACGTAGTAATTACGGGTAGTTGTAAAAATATTGAAGACTACCGCTATTCGGTTGGTTATATGGACGGTATAACTGCTGCTAAACGGGGATTTAAAGACCTGCTTGATAAATTAGATAAGGACGAAGATGAAAGAAGACCAAGATAAGAAGGCTACTCAATTGCCTAAACCTGTTGGTTATAAAATATTGATTGCGTTACCAGAAGTAGAAGATAAGTATGATTCTGGGTTAATAAAAGCTGATACAACAAAAAGTACAGAAGAATTGTCAACTATTGTTGGATTTGTTATAGAATTAGGCCCAGACTGTTATAAAGATGAAGCTAAGTTTCCACAAGGTGCATGGTGTAAAAAAGGAGATTTTGTTTTATTTAGAGCTTATTCGGGCACTAGATTTAAGGTGCATGGTAAGGAGTTTAGATTTATAAATGATGATTCTGTAGAAGGAATCGTTGAAGACCCTCGTGGTTATACACGAGCTTAACACTTGGAGAGTGCGATGGAAAATCAAGAAATTCAAAAAGAAGTACCAATTAGCGAACAACCAGTCGGTATACCAGAAGAAGATACACCAGAAATAGAGGTTGTTGACGATACTCCTAAAGAAGACCAAAACAGAAAAAAGTTTAAAGGCGACCCAGAACCAACTGAGGACGAATTAAATGAATATTCTGAGGGTGTACAAAAGAGAGTTCAGCAACTAACACACGCAAGACACGACGAACGTAGAGAAAAAGAAAGGATAGCTAGAGAGCGTGATGAACTAGCAGCTCTCACAAAAAAGCTATTAGATGAAAAACGACAACTACAACAGAATTATGCTGAAGGCGAAAAGTATGTTGTTGGTAAATTTAAACAAAATGCTGAACAAAATATAGCTCACGCTAAGAAAATGTATAAAGATGCCCACGAAGCTGGGGATTCTGAAGCTATGGCTATGGCTCAACAGGCATTAACAACCGCAACTTTGGAACAGAAACAATATGAAAACTTTGTTCCTAGACCTGTTGACAAAGAAGAAACACCTGTTATATCATCTGAAGATAAACCTGAAGAACCAGTTAAAGTAAAGCCTGATAAAGATACAATTAATTGGGTAGAAAAAAATGATTGGTGGTTCGGGCCTGATAAAGACAGACGCATGACAGGTTATGCGTATGGTGTACACGACGAATTAGTCGCAAAAGGCATAGACCCAAGGGTTGAGCCAGAGGTTTACTACACGGCAATTGACCGTGCTATGAGGGAAACATTCCCTGACAAGTTTGCAGAACGTGGGGGGACAAAACCTTCAAATGCTAAACCACAAAATACCGTAGTAGCTCCTGTAAAGCGAACAGCTAACGGAAAAGTAAAGGTAACTTTAACTGCAACTCAAGAACGTATTGCTAGAAGATTAGGAATATCTAAAGAGCAATATGCCCGTGAACTCGTTAAATTGGAGCAAAATAATGGCTAATCAAAAGATAAGTCGTGAATTAAACACAAGAGAACAGTCTAAGAGAAACGAACCTTGGAAACCTGCGAATACCTTACCCGTACCGCAGCCAGAAGATGGATGGACTTTTAGATGGATTAGGAAATCTATTCTCGGAACATCTGACCCTACCAATGTTTCTAAGAAACGGAGAGAAGGTTGGGAGTTTTGTAGAGCAGAAGACCATAAGGACTTGTTAATGTCTATTGACCCTGACGCTACGAACTCAGGTCTTATTGAAGTAGGTGGTTTGATTCTTTGTAAGATTCCAACGGAAATAAAAGAGTCAAGAGATAACTACTACAAAGAGAACAATCGTAAGCAATTAGAGTCTGTGGATAATAATTGGATGAGAGAAAACGACCCTCGTATGACTAAGTTTTCTGAAAAAAATACGAAGGTTAGTTTTGGAAAAGGTTAATTAAATTTTAGGAGATAGAAAATGGCGACAACCGCTTCTTTTTTTGGTTTAAGACCTGTCAATTTGATAGGTGGAAGACCATATAATGGCGGGGCTAGAAGGGAGTACAAAGTTGCTTCCAATAACTCTGCCGCTATGTTCAATGGCGATATTATAGCTTTAACTAATGCTGGACTGCCTGTGGCTAGGACAGCTACGCCTACTGCTATTAAAATACCCGCAACTGCTGCTGATGCTGTAGCTGGAGTAATGGGTGTTATGGTGGGTTGTAGGTATATTGATGCCAGTGGACAGTTACAATTTGCTCAGTATTTACCAGCTAATGCAGTCAACAGTGGGTTTGAGGACGTTCATGTTTTTGTAAATGATGAACCAGACCAAATCTTTAAGGTTGTTGGAAGTGCTGCTTTGGGTACACTTAATAGTGGAACTAACGGTTCAGGATTCCCTAAAGCAATTGGTAAAAATGCAGCACTAGGTAACTTTAGTTCAGGTAGTACCGCAACAGGTAATTCAGGTGTAAATCTTGTGGTAGGTTCTAATGGTGGTTCTTTAGCCGTTACTTCTACTTTAGCAATGAGAGTTGTTGATGTAGTTAGAGGCACTGAGGGACACGCTTACCCTGAATTTCTTGTTAAATTTAATGTTGGCGTACATTCGTACACTAACTCACTTGGTATTTAAGGAGACTTTAAATGGCTATTTCAAGAGCACAATTACTTAAAGAACTCCTACCTGGCTTAAACGCTTTATATGGTATGGAGTACGCACGTTATGGTGAAGAGCATAAAGAGATATACGAGACAGAAACTTCAGATAGGTCATTTGAAGAAGAAGTTAAGTTGTCTGGATTCGGTACTGCTCCAACTAAATCAGAAGGTGCAGCTGTAGAATTTGATACAGCACAAGAGGCTTTCACTTCAAGGTATACACACGAAACTGTAGCACTCGGCTTTGCGATTACAGAAGAAGCAGTAGAGGACAATCTTTATGATAGTCTTTCAACTCGCTACACAAAATCGTTAGCTAGAGCTATGGCTTATACTAAACAAGTAAAAGCGGCTTCTACGTTAAATAATGGTTTTGATTCTAACTTTAAAGGCGGTGATGGCAAGGCTTTATTTGCTACAGACCACCCACTAGTTAGCGGAGGGACAAACAGCAATCGTTTTGCTACAAATGCAGACTTGAATGAAACATCTCTCGAAGATGCAGTAATTCAAATTGCAGCTTGGACAGACGAGCGTGGTTTGTTAATCGCAGCTAGACCAAGAAAGTTAATCATACCTCCTGCTCTACAGTTTGTGGCAACACGAATTTTAGAAACGGAAAAAAGAGTCGGTACTGCCGATAATGATGTTAACGCCCTTTCTACTAATGGAGCAATTCCAGAAGGGTACACAATTAACCATTATCTAACAGATACAGATGCTTTCTTTTTAACAACTGACATACCAAACGGATTGAAGCATTTTGTTCGTGCTCCGATGGCTACGTCAATGGACGGTGACTTTGAAACAGGTAACGTTCGTTACAAGGCTCGTGAGAGATATTCTTTCGGATTCTCTGACCCATTGGGAATGTTTGGCTCACCAGGAGCTTAATCGAGTAGGGGGCTTTATGCCCCCTCACTCATTTTTGGAGATTAAAATGGATTTGTTTTTTAAATTTACAGATTCTTGTATTAAACTTACCAAAGGTATAATTGACGCTAATACAGCAATAGCAAAAAAAGTGGTAGATTATTCTGAAAAGCCTTACAATTGGTTTAAAGATACAGTTAAAAAATAACTAGGGTTAATTAGTCATACATACTGACCTAGCAGACATATTAGAGATTGTATGACGAGTGCTAATACACGGAGATAAAAATGGCATCAACGACATTTTCAGGCCCAATTAAAGCTGGAACAGTTAAAGAAGGGTCTTCAGTAAACGTAGGTTCAGTAGTAATGGCTCAGTCAGCAGTAATTGATATTATTGGTGCAACCAATAGTGCTACTGTAGCTACAGTACCCGCTAATTCACAAATTATAGACGTTATTTTAAACGTATCTACAGTTAGTAATGATGGCGGTGCAGCGACTGTTAAAATCGGTACAGGTACAGATGATGATGAGTTTCTTGCGGCTACTAACGTAAAGGCTGTAGGGACAACTCGTGGAACTATAGGTGCTGAAGGAACTGACGTAGGTTCTTCTGATTTATCTGTTAGTTATACTTTTACTGGGGCAAACGGTAACGGCACAACAGGTGCGGCTACAGTAACAGTCTTATATATTCAGAACAACAACCTTTCATAAGGAGTAGTTCATGGGAGATGTTAAATCAGCTAGTAATTCCAGTGGCCTTAATTCAGCAGAAACAGCACAGCTTGTACCTGTAGGGCAAAGAACTAGACTAAGAAGTGTCTTACTTTCTGGGCCTACTTGTCAGATAACTTTTTTAAATGGTTCAGCAGGCGGTTCTGGTTCTGTTTTTAATATAATATCTGACTCAAATGGTTCAGGAGGGCCGTTTCAATTATCAATACCCGGTGATGGTGTTTTATTTGATAATGGAATAGGACTTTTAGTAAAAAGTGCAGATAGTACCTTTAAAACAGGAAGTGTAACTATTTTCTACGAAGGGTAATATGGAAATAATCAACCTTCCCTTAGTAAATGTAGCCTCAAACTCACATTTTTTTAGTGACGATGTAGATAAACCATCTAGGTTTTTTGGGTTATTTTTTGAGTTAGATTTAGACTCCAATAATCTTGCAATTGCTTTGCAAACAAATGATGAGTCAAGAACGGAGAGTTCAGGTTCTGCTGTAAATAATTCTGCTATTTGGTCTTTTACTATTAGTCGGTCACCTGGAGAACTACAAAAGGCTTCTAACCCTATGGTTATAAAGTTTGACTTTCCTATATTTTCATCTAATGGAACTACTATTGCTTTTACAAAGGGGCAAGCAGACCATGTAATGCCTAATTCAGTAAACATATTTGTGCAAAGATAATGGCTACAAAACGTAAAGGTATGGGAATCAAAACTTCTGTTAAGTCTGGTAATTTTCGTAAAACCAAAAGCGGTGCGGGTATGACTAAAAAAGGTGTAGCCGCATATCGTAGGGCTAATCCTGGTTCTAAATTAAAAACAGCCGTAACAGGTAAAGTTAAAAAAGGTTCTAAAGACGCAAAAAGACGTAAATCGTTTTGTGCAAGGTCTGCGGGACAAATGAGACAATTTCCAAAAGCGGCTAAAGACCCAAACAGTCGTTTACGACAAGCAAGAAGAAGATGGAAATGTTAATAGATACGGTTACTGCTTTTCAAGGTGATAAAATGGAAAAAGAAGATATACAGAGAGTTTTTGGCAAAGATATAAATAGTAAAGTTGCTGTCCAAGGCAACGAGATAAAACATATGCAAAAAGATATGGACGAAATGAAGTCAGATATAGAAGAAATTAAAAAGTCTTTGATAGAGATTCATGCTGTATTATCAGAGGCTAAGGGTGGGTGGAAAACACTCATGTGGGCAGCAGGTGCAGGTAGTGCCGTAACGGCATTTTTAATTATGATTCAACAATTTTTTTGGGGGAAGTAAAATGAGTAGCTATAATAAACAACCAAGCAGTAGTTATTTTACAAAGAAAAAAAGACCTATGGCGGAAAAAGCTAGGGACGCAAGTAGTAGTTATTATGGTAAAGCTAAAACTAAAGCTGATAAACCAAAAAAGGTTTTAACTAAAGAAGACAAGCGTAAAGCAAAAAATGCAGGTTCTTCTTCAACTTATAAAATGACTTCTGACTATGCTACAGCACTTAAAAAGCCTAAAGTTAAAAAGAAAGTTAATATGCCTAGTAACAAATCAACTTTCAAAATGGGGTCAAATAAAGTGAAAGGTACTTCTAATGTAAAAACAAGATTTAGTGATGGAAGAGCCGTAAAAGGATTTACAAAAGGAAGACTTGTTTAGTGGCTTATTTAATAAGCAACATTCCATATACTAAAGTTTGGGTTAGAAAAGAATTTACACATGGACACGAAAAATATCACGGGGAGTTCGTACATGGTTTGGCAATCGCAGTTACAACAATGCCAGACAGATGCCTCAGCTTTCAAATCATCTTTACAGGATGCGAAGCAGAAGAGGGAGAAGACAACCCGCACGGTGGAGCAATGTGGGCACGTATGCCCCTCACAGCCTTATGTGGCGACATCCCAATTGATGACGAAATGCCACCTAGAATGGAGACACACCTTGCACAACCGTGGGATTGCCCCTCGCATCACCACTCTATTGTGTCCCTTGACAGGTGTAAACCTAGCCCCTGGATTGCAAAAATTGCAGGTGAGTTTCACACAGCAAGATACTTATTTACCGTGGACTACACCGAAAGCGAAATTGCAGACTGTCCAGCCCAACACAAACAGAGTCACGTTATGGTGCTAACTGATGGTCAATGGAAAGGTAACATGGTAGCATTACCTAATAACAGGGTAAGAGTTACTAGTCCTGCTTTGTGGGTAACTGGAGAAGGTGCTCCTGACTTTAGACCGACACAATTTACGCATTGTGCAGAGCAAGATGATTCATATATGGATGCAGACGTAACTTTTGATAATTTATACCGAGAGGATGAAGATGGCGATAGGAAGAAGTCAGATGAAGAAGACTACTATGGCAACACCTAAATCTAAAAAGAAATTAACTGATTTAACTGGAGATGGTAAAATAACTTATGCTGATGTCTTAGAGGGCAGAGGCGTTAATAAAGCCAGAAAAGGAGGAGTTATGAGGATGTCAAAGGGTAAAGCCGTTATGAAAATGGCGAAAGGTAAGGCTGTTATGAAATTGTCTGGTGGTAAAAAAGTAAAAGGCGGTTCTGTTATGAAAATGGCAAAAGGTAAGGCTGTTATGAAAATGGCGAAAGGTAAAGCTGTAAGAAAACCTAAAAAATAAGAGAGGCTAATATGGCAGGTGGTGGACAAATGGGTGGTGGACAACCACCAAGTGGAGCATACGGTTCTCCCAACTTTGATTCTTCTAATCCAGTAAATCAACCTTCATCAGGTTCAGGCATGAAGCCGCCTATGGGAGGTTTAGGTACAATGGGTATGGCTGGTATGGGTATGGCTGGTGCTATGCCTCAAGATATGGGCGGTGTTACGCCTCAACAACCTTCTGCATATGATACGGCTTATCAACCTAGATATAATTATATGTACGGAAATCCTATGGCTAATCCATTTGGTGGCGGAATGAATCCATTTTATGGTGGTTATTCTCCATTTTATCCTCAGTTACCCCAATCTGCATCATTATTTGGTCAAAATCGTCTTTCTAGCATACAAGGAGAAATGGATGCTGAAGCGAAAGCTGAAGAGGAACGGGAAAAACGAAAAAGACCCATAGGTCATGGTCTGTATGAATACTATTAGGAGTATTGATAATAAATGACTACTTCAAATACAGCTACATTTAATCCAGACATAAGTGAAATTATAGAAGAGGCTTATGAGAAAGCTGGTTTAGAAGTGAAATCTGGCTATGATGTAAAAACAGCTAGACGTAGTTTAAATTTAATTTCTATAGAATGGGCAAACAGAGGCGTTAATTTATGGACGATAGAAGAAGGCTCTGTGGTTTTAAGTTCAGGAACAGCAGAATACAATTTACCTGCTGACACAATAGATTTATTAGAGCAAGTTATAAGAACTACATCTGGAGGGCAAAACCAAGACATAAATATATCTAGGATGAGTGTTAGCGATTATGCTGGAATACCTAATAAACAACAATCAGGAAAGCCTGTTCAGATTTGGATTGACCGTCAAAACACACCTCGTTTTTACGTGTGGCCTGTACCTGATAGTTCTACGACATATACCTTACGCTATTGGCGTTTGCGGCGTATTCAAGATGTGGGCAACACAGGACAGCTTACCTTTGATATTCCTTTTAGATTTATTCCTTGTTTAATAGCTGGTTTAGCCTATCAAATCGCTTCAAAAAGACCTGAAGCTGAAGCTAGAATACCAAGATTAAAACAAGATTATGAAGAACAATGGACACTTGCTGCTCAAGAAGATAGAGAAAAATCTTCTGAAAGGTTTGTTCCACAGACTTATTCGGTGTAAAGATGTCTAAGTTTGCATCTGGAAAACACGCAAACGCACATTGTGATAGGTGTGGGCAAAGATATAAGTATCATGAATTAAAACCTTTAGTCATAAATAAAAAAATAACCGCAATAAGAGTTTGTCCAGAATGTTTTGAAACTGACCACCCACAATATAAAATAGGAGACTTAAACGTGTTTGATGCTCAAGCACTTCGTCATCCCCGCAAAGAAAGCGGGTTGTTTGACTCTCGAAATATATATTGGGGCTATAATCCAGTTTATAATTTAGAAATGCAGTCAGATGTAGGAACAGTAACCGTGGAAATATCATGAACTATACAGAACTAACTGAAGCAATTAAAAATTATACAGAAAATGATGAAGATACTTTTGTAAATTCTATACCTACGTTTGTAAAAAACGCAGAAAGGTTTATTTACAATAGTGTTAGATTACCTGCTTTAAGAAAAAACGTAACCGCAAATACTACTTCATCTAATAAATATTTATCTTCACCTAGTGATTTTTTAGCTGTCTTTGAGATAGCGATTATACAAGCAGATGGTACTTATGAATTTTTATTACCAAAAGATGTTAGTTTTATAAGACAGAATTATCCAGACCCAGCTTATGTGGCTTTACCTAAGTATTATGCTATATTTGATGAAGATACGTTTATATTAGGCCCAACGCCTAATAGCAATTTTTCTGTAGAACTTCATTATTACTATTATCCAGAAACTATTGTAACTGCTAATACCTCTTATTTAGGGGATAACTTCGACCAAGTTTTACTTTATGGTGCTCTAATAGAAGCGTACACCTTTTTAAAAGGAGAGCCTAACATGATGAAAGAGTATAAAGAAAAATTTGGAGAGTATATGCAAACTTTAGTTACGTTAGCAAACGGAAAGTTAAAAGCAGATGTATATAGAAACAGTAAATACTTTACTAACTTTTAGAGGAATATATGTTTTTAACAGGAACAGCGACAATTAATAACGTAACAGTAAAAACTAGTAATAATGGTGGATTATCTACACAAGATTTAGCTGAAATTTGTGCAGATAAAATTATCTCTGTATCCGAAACTGCTGACCCCGCAATAAGAGAACAGGCTTTATTTTTTAAAAATAATGTGAAAAATCTGTTAGAATATTGGATAAATCAAGCAAAGCAATCTGAAAAAGACAGATGTATGCAAATTTTACTTCAGGGTGGGTATGAGGAGGCGGCTAATATATTAAGGAGATTATAACATGGCTTTTAACGGAAGTTTTTTAGCAACCAGCTTTAAGAAAGAACTGCTTACTGCAACGCACAATTTTACCAACGGAAGTGGTCACACTTTTAAATTAGCTTTGTACAGTAATTCAGCTACTTTAAACGCTGCAACTGAAGTGTATACAACAAATGGTGAAGTAACAGGAAATGGGTATAGTGCGGGTGGAAACACTTTAACAAATCAAACACCGACTAATAGTGGAACAACTGGATTAACTGATTTTGCGGATACTTCTTTTTCTAATGCAACTATAACAGCTAGAGGGGCTTTAATTTATAACAGTTCTGCTAGTAATAAAGCTGTCGCAATTCTTGATTTTGGTTCGGATAAAGCTGCGTCTTCAGGAACATTTAGCGTAATTTTCCCAACACCAGACGCAAACAATGCAATTATTAGGATAGCCTGATGGCACTTATACAAGCAGATAGAGTAAAAGAAACCACAGCTACTACTGGGACTAGTGATTTTACATTAGCAGGTGCTAGTACGGGGTTTCAAACATTTGCTAGTGGTATAGGAGCTAATAATCAATGTTATTACACTTGCACGGATGGAACTGCTTTTGAAATAGGTTTAGGCACTTTAAACGGTGCTGGTAATGTTTTAGCGAGAACAACTGTTTTTAAATCTACTAATAGTAATAATAAGGTTTCTTTTAGTTCAGGTAGCAAAGATATTTTTGTAAGTTACCCTGCTGAAAAGGCAGTTATATTAAGTGGAAACGATACATTAGTGTCAAAGTCAGGAGTTCCTTTAAACCAAGACCCTGTGGCTATGTCACTAATATTTGGAGGATAAAATGGCTTTAAAAGGAACACCCATAAATATAAGTCCAACAAAACAAACATTGTTGGAAGTACCAGCTACGTTAGAAGCATCATTACACTCTCTCATATTATCTAATTCAACAGATACCGATAGAAGTGTAACGCTTTCTTATTTTAATTCTTCTGCTTCTTCAGAGTCTACATTTTTAACTACGACAGTTTCGGGTAATTCAACTTTTACTTTACCAAAACCTGTCAACATGGAAGCAGGGGATAAGATAGAAGCATCAGCCAACGGCACTGGTATCGTTGCTCTTGTATCTAGTTTTCAAAATAGTGCTACACCGATTGCTCAGGGATTTAGTCCATTGGGTTCGTTTACAGCAGCTACCTCGTATGCCGTTAATGATGTAGTTTCTTTTACTGATGGGAATAGTTATTTATCAAGAACAAGTAGCAACTTAGCTAATACTCCTAGTTCATCGCCAAGTAGTTGGCAAGTTTTAGCCCAAAAAGGAAACACAGGGGCGATAGCTTCTATAACAGCAGGGGCAGGTTTAACTGGCGGTACTATAAACACTAACTCGGCTACTGGTACTTTTGCAGTAGACACAACCTCAATTTCAACCAAAGCAAGTGCATTAGTATTTGCAATGGTATTCGCTAAATAGGAGTAAGAGATGGCAAACCCAAATATAGTAAATACTACTGAGATTCAAGGAAAAACTCAGACATTTGCTTTAGACGTAGCAGAGGCAACTTTATTAACTGCATCCGCTAATACTGTTTATAAAATAAATGTAATTCAAGTAGCAAACGTAGATGGAGTAAGTGCAGCGGATGTAACTATTAAGTATCATGATGGCACAAACAACAGACCTATAGTTTCTACTTTAAGCGTACCTGCTGATGCGGCAGTTGTAGTCACCGATAAAAACACTGGGTTTTATTTAGAAGAAAATGATTCTATAAAAGCTAGTGCTGGAGCTTCTGCTGATTTAACTTGTATGATTTCTTATGAACGCATACTTTAAGGAGATTTTAAGTGAGGTATATAGGCGGAGTTTTATCTTCTGTTGAACCTGAAGTAACTAGTTCTAACGCTAGTGGTGTTTTTACTTTAAACGACTACGCTCAAAAACTCTCAGCATCTAATCTTCCTGTTCCACAATTAGGCATCCAATTTATTATGGTTGGAGGAGGCGGTGCAGGTTCGCCTGGTAACGGGTCACGAGGGGGTGGCGGAGGTGCTGGAGGCGTATTAGAATCCCTAGATTTTTCTTTTAAAATAAATAGAGGTGTTAATTACACTATTCAAATAGGTGCAGGTGGTGGTGTTACGGAATTTGTTAGTGGTACAAATGGAACAAACACAGAGGCTTTTGGTTTATCAGCTTTAGGAGGTGGTCGAGGAGCAATATCACAATATAATGTTTTTGCTGGTAGTGGTGGCTCTGGAGGTGGAACTAGTCATTACCAATTAAGAGGTGGTTTTTCTATACAAGAAGCTCCAAACGGAGTTGGTAACGTAAATGCTTTTGGTAATCATGGTGGTGGTTTTGCTGGTAGACCTAATGTTTCACCTGCTAATTCTGTACCTGGAGGTGGCGGCGGAGCTGGAGAACAAGGCAATACAGACGGAATATACCAAGGCGGTGATGGTAAGTCTAATACTGTTTTTAAAAAAGCAGACGGTACCACTTTTTACGGAGAAGACGGTATATATGCAGGAGGAGGAGGTGGAGCTTTTGAAGCTACTACGGCAGCTCCAACAAGCGGTATAGGCGGACTTGGTGGAGGAGGAGATACTAGTTATAAACTAAACATGGGGTTTGGAACTGCTGGTAATACAGGAGTTATTTTTGATTATCACGTTAATGGATTACCAAATACTGGTGGTGGCGGAGGTGGAGATTTTCACCATAATAGCGTTAATTATAATCCTCCTGGTAACGGTGGTTCTGGAATACTTATTGTGAGATACCCAGACAACTTCCCTGCGGCTGTGGTAACAGGTTCACCCGAAATAGTTAACGCAAACGGTCATAGGCAATATGCTTTTTTAGCATCTGGAACATTTAAGGTAGACTAATGGCACATTTTGTTAGATTAGATAAAAATAATATAGTGGTAGAAACTATTGTTGTTTCTAACTCTGTAATTCTCGATAAGAATGGACAGGAGAACGAACAGTTGGGAATACAATGGTTAAAAAATTTTAGAGGTGGTCAAGGGACTTGGAGAAAAACCTCTTATAGTGGTAAAGAAAGAGAGAAGTTTGCGGGTATTGGATATAAATACGACACCATAAACGATATATATACACCACCTAAACCTTTTGATTCTTTTGTCTGGGATAAAACAATTAAGAATTGGAAACCGCCTGTAGCTTTAGGGAAAGATTTAAAACCCGAAGAGTATGAGTGGGATGAGTTTAATAAAACTTGGAAAAAAATAAAGGAATAACAATGGGATTTAAAGGCAACATAATTAAAGCAAAAAGAACCTTACCTACTAAAGAGAAAGCCTCTGGAGTTTGGAAGGTAGAAGATGTTGCTGAAGCAAATCAAAGAGGTGAGTGGCCTGGTAAAGTTAAGAGAGACCCACATAGGGCTAATACCACTTTTATGATAAAAGCAGAAAATACAGATGGTGGAAACAACGACAATTTAAGTGGAGATGCTTTTTTAAATGTATCTGACCACAATGCGGGAACTGGATATTTAGAAAACCAAGGCCCATCAGCAAAAGACACCTACACTTTTAGATATTTTAATCAAGGTTTAAGACAAGCTAATAATATAGCTTCTCACGAAAACCCATTTGAAAAAGATGGATACTATTCATGGCATTTTTTCAACGAAAATTTTAGGTCAATGATAGTTCCAAACATAGATAAAGGTTTTTGCCAAGGCGACCACTATGATTTTCATTGGGGCAGTGCAGAAGGCACACTTGAGATGTTCATAAGACCAAATGAAACAGGTGAAATTGAAAACACTATTCAAAGTGCTATATGTGGGGCATTTACTAATAACTATGCACAAGTAAACGCAGAGCAATCTGGTTGGGCGTTATGGGAAGATAACAACAACGCACCTAGAAGAATAAGTTTTGCTTTAAAAGAACATAATACTAATGTTCTTACTCCATTTTTAACTTCTGCCGTGCCGCATAGAGGAAGAGGTTGGGTACACGTTGCTCTAACTCGTGATAATCGTGAAACTGATTCAAGATATAGATTATTTATAAATGGTATGTTAGCCGCAACAAATACGATAGCGAAAAATACCAATTGGGGTGGTTATGAAGCAAACTACGCAATGTCTATTGGAGATTCATTATTAAATCAAAACTCTTATTACTACAAAGGTTACATATCTAATATAAGAATATGTAAATCAGTACCTTCTGATTATGTAACATCTGCTTCTGTAGTAGGCACACATTGTTTTGACCCTCCTATGGACAGATTAACACCAGATTCTCAAGGTGCTAGTTCTTGTTCTTATTTAGGTTTGCAAAGTGCCTTGGCAAAAAACAATGCTAGTGGTTTTACTATAGGTTACGAGTATAAAGATGGTGAAAGAGTAACTGCTTCACCTACTCATGAAATATCTAATTGGCAACCTCTTCAAGACGGAATAGGTCATCCTTGGACAGGAACATATAATAACGCTACAAAAAACCCAGTTGCAGACCATGCTAACTATGGTGCGGAATGTAGAAACATTAGTCCATTTCATGGCGGTAATAAAACATTTACGTTTCAGTTAGGAAGTGCAACAGGTGTAGCTAACGGAACAGGGTTTTGTATTGAATCTGAGTTTGGTTCTGTAGGAACTGCGTTTGTTAGCGAAACAATAACTATGTACGAAGGCTTTAAATATTCGTTTGACCAACAACACGCAACCAACTTTGGAAACCAAATAAAATTTTCTATAACAGAAGATGGAACTCACGGAGGTGGTGTTGAATTTACTGATTTTGTTTCAGCAGAAGGGACTGCTGGTCAGTCTGCTTCATTTACTTCTATAACTATACCTAGTGGATTTACAACTAACATAGCACCAAGATTATTTTATTACTCTGTAGGTGCTGCTAATCGTGGTGGAAAAATACAAATAAGTCCTAGATACATACCTAAATCAGAAAGTCATAATTATGGTTCACAATTTTTTCCTTACCATGAAGAAGGTGGAAGTTTTTATCAGTTTGGTTCTGGTATGGATTCAGGTCTGTATGATACAGAAGTTACCAAAGCATTTATGTTTTCTGCTAGAGAAGCCTTTTGTTTTGAAGGGTGGTGGAAATTTGAAAGAAATACTGGCGTAGGTATAAGAGCCACAATGGGGTTTTTTGGTGCATATAACGTAACGAACCCTAACAGTCATCAATTTGTTTTTCGTATGCACGAGCTTACTGGTAATCCAAATGTAGCTATAATGGCTGGCGATACTGCTAATTACAGGTTTAATCAAGATTTATGGGTAAGTAATAATTTACAACATACTGCCCCTATAACTTTGGGAGGGTGGAATCACATTGCCGTTTGTAGAACAAAACCACCAGTAAATACAAGTGCTGCGGTTTATGGAATATTTATAAATGGTAAAAATGTTAATTCTACTCAGGCTACAGTACAGGCAAACGGAAATAACTTTATGCATGCCACTTACAATAAACATGGTTTTGCTTTTGGCACACCAAATAATAACGCAGTACCAGGAGCAGGTGGTTTACCTCCTCGTCTTGCAAGAAGAGGCAGATTTCCTAATTCAGATGGAAATGCGTTTATGAATAATGTTCACGTTTCTAACTTTAGATATGTAAGAGGACATTCTGTTTATAATGTATCGGCTGACCAAATATATTTACCATCTTCTCCGTTTACTACTTATCAAGGTCTTAACTCTGCTATGGCAACAACGCAGACTACGGCAGATGGAACTTCTACAGTTGTGCTTACTTTCCAGAACAAAAATGAAACAAGACAACGAGGTCTTTTAGATAAATCGCCTCAACAAAGAAGAGTAAGAACACATCCTGGAAATGCAAATTTGCAATGTGGTACAGGTAGGTTTACTCCGTTTATAAAACCATTTGGGTATTGGTCTGGTTACTTCAGACAAAACTCTTATTTAGATATTACAAAAGAATCTACCAGCACGGTGTTTAACGGAACAAATGCAGATGATACGTTTACATTAGAAGCATTTATTATGAACACTGCTCCTTCTATTTCTACAAGCGGTACTGATGACCAATTCAATTATATATTTGTAAAAGGTCTAGGAACTAATATTGGTAAAGGTTTAGGAGTTACGACAGATGGTAAGTTAAGATTTATATACTATGATGACACTTCAACGCAACACGTTATTGTAGAGTCTGCGGCTGGAAAAATAAAGTTTGGGCCTTGGTATCACGTTGCTGTATCAAACGCATCGGGTTCAGGAAACTTAAAGTTATTTATTGATGGGGTTGAAGTCGCTTCTGGTACATATGGAGCAACTGCTACACAAAACGGTGAAGTTCCTAGAATTGCAATGGGAGATTACAACCAAAGAAATTTTCAAGGATTTACAGGTTATATAAGTAATCTGAGAGTTTCTACTTCAACTAGATACACTCAAGGTTTTTCTCCTATTGATAAACCGTTTTCTGATGATGCGAATACAACATTACTTTGTTTAAATAATTATAGATGGACAGATTCAAGTAGTAATAACGCAATATTTGACTTTCCATATGGTTCACCACAAGTAAATCCTTTGAGTCCTTTTGTTCCTCCTGTAGAAACTTATGACCCAGAGATTCATGGGGCTAGTTGGTATTTAAGAAATAACCATGATAGCCAAACCTTATTTACTCCTAACAACACTAAGTATTGGTATGTAGAAAGACAAGACGTTATGCTAGAGCCTGAAATGGCTGACTACACAATGGAGTGTTGGGTATATCACGAAGGTAATAACTATACTACTGATTCAGTAGTAAAAGGCGGAAGACCATTTTTCAATACCAATGGTACTGGTGGTGCTGTTTCTGCTACCTGTTTAGATGTACCAGAAAACACAGTTCATCCATTTACTTGGAATCATTTGGTTATTCAAAAAGAACAACATAGCCCTGCTACAAGCACCTCTGGTAATCACGGCACGGTAGCAAGGTTTTCTATGTACTTAAATGGTAATCGAGTATATGAATCTACAACATGGCCTTTACGTCAATATAATGATGATGTTCCTTTAGAGTTTGCTAGAAATTTAGGTCAAGCTGTTAGTAGAGTAGACCTAATGCACATGGGAACTGGAACAGGAAATAGATGGGCTTGGTGTTTAGATGGAAGCACTTACGGAGGAATGAGAGGTTATATATTTGATATAAGATACCTTAAAAATAAAAACACATTCCCAGCTTCTAAAGCAACTTATGATGTACCTACTAAACCTACAAAAGTAGATGTAAACACTCAATTTCATTTAAACGCTTCAGGGTCGGCTTTACCAAATGTTACAGGTACAAGTAATGTAAGAACTGTAGCACAAGCTCAAGCCGCTAATAATGTTCCAGCAAAATTTGGTAGTGGGTGTATATATTTTACAGATAACGGTTCTGACCATTTATCTACACCATTAGACGTTAATAATTGTATGGAGCGTTGTTCATTTACTATTGAAGGGTTTGTTAAATATGAACAGTTATATAGAGTTGTTCAAAATGAACCAGATTACAGAGGGGCAATTGTTGGTACAGCACAACAACACCAAGGGCTATTCCACATTATAAATCGTGGAGATGCTATGCAAAGCACTAATAATGGTTTAGGTGTAAGGTTAGATATTACCAGTAGTTTTATGATGAGCTATAATTATCAAAACGCTACGACCTTTTCTACTGTAGCTGAAAACACTGCTGGACAACCTGAGTTAGCCGCAGGAAATTCTGCTGGACATACTTATAACACTATTGTAGCTGAATCAGACTTTGGGCCTCTTGAAGATAGACCAGGACATCACAGAAAAGACCAAACTGACTCAAAAGCACCTTGGTATCACTTTGCTTTAGTTCGTGACGCCACGTTGGCTTCTAACAATTTAGTGTTCTATTTTGACGGTAAAAAGAAACTTTTTGCTACGGACTCTAGTAACTACCCTGTAGATATGCCTTTTCTAAAAATAGGAATACACAATAACGCCGCCCATACTTTAGTAGGGTGGATGGATAACTTTAGAGTTACAAAAGGAATTGCTAGGTACGATGTAAGTCAAGATACAATATCTGTTCCGACAGAGGACTTCCCTGAATTTTAATGGAGAATTAAATGTTAATTGCAAAGATAGAAAACGAACAAGTATATGAAGTAGGACATTGGTCTAGGTGGTTTGCTGTAGAACCTAGTTCTAGCAGACTGTCCCAAATGAGTTTTAAAAAAGTAAGCGATAGAGCTTATCATGACCCTAATACGCAAAAACTTGTTTCCTGTCCGCCTTATATAGATGGAGATTTTGTAGTTACTGTAAAAGTAGAATCTTTATCAACCGAAGAATTAAAATCTCAAAAAGAAACTGTTTTAGAAGACATACGTTTAGAACGAAATAATAGACTAGCTAATACAGATTGGGAAGTAGTTAGAACATTAGAAAAAGGTTCTGCTGTAGGTACTGCTATGGTGACTTATAGACAAGCACTACGAGATATACCAAAAGAAATCGGTGATAAAGACCCAAGAACTTGGGATAACTGGCCTAAGTTAGATGAGTAATGATAGACCCGATAACTGCACTTTCAGCAGCGTCTGTCTGCTTTACTACTCTGAAAAAAGCAGTAGCCTTAGGAAAAGACGTTGAAGAAATTTATGGAACTCTGTCTAAATGGGCAGGGCACATTGAAGATGTAAAAGAGGTAATTTCACAGGAAAAAGCTAAACCAGGAATATTTAAAACATTAACTTATAAAAAAACAGCAACACAAGAAGTATTTGACACTATTATTGCAGAGGAAAAAATACGTGAACAGGAAAAATATATCAGAGAATTTTTTACCTCAAATTGGACAGCAGACTGGGGAGGCATACAAGGATATAGAAAATTCATTGATTTGCGTAGAAAAATTAAAGCAAAGAGAGAATCTGAAATATATAATCAGATGCGAAGAAGGAAGAATTTTTTATATAACACCAAAATGGGAATTTTTATTGGAGTTTTAGTTTTAGTTTTAATTTATTTGTCTAATTTTTTATGGACAGCAGTGGTGGAATCAAGTAAATGACAAGTATATTTTTTGTAACATGGATGGCGACTGTTGTTCCAAACCGCCACCAATACTATTGTAAGTTGGAATGGGTGGAGAGAAAACTATGTTACTACTGGTGTGCGAATGAAACAAGAGGGTTTAATTGGTTTGAGCCAGAAACTAGAAAAGGTTGTAAAATAAGAAAAAAGTTCTATAAGACATAATTGGAGAAAATAAATGTTGCAATTACTAACAGGATTATTACCAGTAGCAGAAAAAGTTTTGGATAGGGTTATTCCTGACCCAACTGCACGTGCTAAAGCTATGAAAGAACTCAAAGCTATGGAGCAAAAAGGTGAACTTGCAAAACTCGAAGCTGAGTATGCCGATAGAGATTCAGCAAGAAAAAGAGAGACGGCTATTGCTACTAGCGAAAATGCTAGTTGGTTAAACAAATGTGTGACTCCAATACTTGCATTAGGCACAGTAACAATGTCTTTTGCTTTATTCTTAGTGATTATATTTGCAGATGTAGATGTAAACTCAGGAGCAAAAGATATTTTGGTGTACGTCTTGGGTGCTCTAAACTCAGCTACTACTATGGTGTTGGCATATTATTTTGGCAGTAGTGTAGGTAGTAAACAAAAATCAAATGAATTAAATGACATATTAGAAAAGAAAGAGCCAAGAGTATGAATTGGGGGAAATATTTTACGCAAAACGAGTTTAAATGTAGCCACACACAAAAGTGCGAAATGAACCAAGACTTTATAAATAAGTTAAATGAGTTAAGAAAAGCCTATGGGCGACCAATGAGAATTACATCAGGCTTTAGAGATGTTACTCACCCCATAGAAGCTAGAAAGAAAAACGGTGGTGGTGCTCATACCACAGGATGTGCTGCAGATATAGGGGTAGCAAGAGGAGATGCTTTTGATTTAGTTTCTTTAGCACTTGCTATGAAATTTACTGGAATAGGTATAAATCAAAAAGGTGATGCTAGGTTTATACATTTAGATACTTTAGAAAACACGAACGGGAGACCCAGACCTACTATTTGGTCTTATTAACTATGTTTTATGGTGGCGTTGCTTTTTCTCAAGATTCATATGCTTCTTTTGGAGTAGTAGCAGAAGCACCTACTGTTGTTAATGTAACAGGACTTTCCGCAACTGCTGGATTAGGCACAGTTTCCATATCAATAGCTGGTGCAGGTAGCGTTTCATTTACCGTGGCTGGAGTAGCTGGTACAAGTGCTTTGGGAAATGCAGAAAGTGTGGTAATTACACCAGTAAATGTAACAGGAGTATCAGCAACAGGAGTTTTAGGAACTGCAATAGTAGAATTTAATGCTTTTGCTTCTGCAACAGGAGTTTTAGGTACTGGGGCTGTTGGAGCACCAGTGGTTTACGGTATAATAGACGACAGTCAAACACCAATATGGACGGATATACCAACATAGTCGAGACTTACAAAATATATATTAGGAGATAAAAATGGCAAGTACTTACACTAGTAATTTAAAGATAGAAAAAATAGGTGATGGTGAACAAGCTGGAACGTGGGGTAATACCACTAATCAAAACCTTGAGGCTTTGGAAGAAGCTATATGTGGAAGAGTTGTTTTAGGAACAAGTGATTTTACAAATAATGTAGCTACTCTTTCTTTAAGTAACAGCAATGCTACTGCTAATGCTAGACATCTTTATATTGATGTTACAGCTACGCTGTCAGCAAATGCTACTATAAATTTACCTAATATACAAAAAACATATATAGTGCATAACAATAATGCTGGTGACTATCAAGTAACTGCAAAAGTATCAGGGCAAACTGGCATATTTATACCTAAATCTGAAAAAGCATTTCTTGTCGGGACAGGCTCAGATTTTAAAGACGCTATGACTCACACAGAGAATCTAGGTGTTAACATGAGAACGGCTGGATTAGCCAATGATGCGAATAACTCTCCTGGCGGTAACTGGGCTTTATACGCACAATCAAATGACGAAGCACCTGCTATCGGAGCTTTTGGATATAAGTTTGGTGGGTCTTTTCCATCCCCTTCTATGGTTTGTTACACAAATCAAACATCAAGTAATAACTTAATTCAGTTTCATTATGTGGAAAATGCTAGTTTAACTAGTGTAGGAAATACAAGTGTTAGTGTTGGTAATATTCTTACAAATGGTTCAGCTACTACTTACTCTACTTCTTCTGACTATAGGTTAAAAGAAAATGTTGTACCTTTGGAAAATGCTCTAAACAGAGTTAATCTTTTGTCTACATATAGGTTTAATTTTAAAAACACACCTGATACAACTGTAGATGGGTTTATTGCTCACGAAGTAGCAAACGTAGTACCTGAATCAGTTACAGGCTATAAAGATGAAGTTGATAAATTAAGTAGACCTGTTTATCAAGGAATTGACCAAAGTAAATTAGTGCCTATTTTAGTAAAAGCTATTCAAGAATTAAGCTCTAAAGTAGATGCCCTTGAAACTAGGATACAGACTCTTGAATCTAAGTAAATTAAAAATAGCACCTGGAATAGATAAGCAAAATACTGAGTATGGTGCTGAAGGTCGATGGATTGATTGCGATAATGTTCGATTTAGATATGGTAAAGCCGAAAAAATAGGAGGTTGGGAAAAATTTTTCGGTCAAGTTAAAGCGTCTGACCCTAGCCAAAGTGCAAAATTTGTCGGTCGTATAACAAACATGATTTCTTGGGTTTCAAATAGTGGTTCTCCTTTTATAATAATAGGAACATCTAAAAAATTATACGCATACAATGGCGGTAACTGGGGTGATATTACTCCTCTTAGAAGTGTGAACGGTAGTTTTAGAGGTTGGGGTGCAGGGTTATGGAACAGGCAATCTTTTGCGGGACAAACAACAGCGTTTTCTACTACAAACGGTAGTAATGTAGTTACTGTTCATGTTAGTAATCACGGTATATTGATAGGTGATTTTATTACTTTAAGTGAACTAACTGGAGACCCTGGTGGGATTGCAAACGCTAATTTAGAAGGCGAGTTTGAAGTACAAGATGTAACAGGAATAAACACTTTTACAATTATAGCAAGAGCAAACGCTACTTCTACACAAAGCATACCTGTCGGTGCAGCTAATATAACATTTCAAATAAATGTAGGTACAGATGTAGGTTCTGTTGACTATGGTTGGAATGTGGGTTCTTGGAATGAAGGCTCTTGGAATACGGCTAGGTCAGTTTCAGCTAATGTAATAGAACCAAGGGTATGGCAGTTTGATTTATATGGAGAAGACGTAATATGTAATTTAATAGGAGATAGGCTGTACTTATTTAATACTAGTTCAGGTATAAACTCCAGAGCAACCGAAATAACAGATGCTCCAGCGGCAACAGAATTTTTTATAATGGCCCCGACTTCTAGGCAACTAATATGTTTAGGAACGGATTCCACAGTTGGAGATAGTGCAACACAAAACAAAATGCTATTAAGGTTTTCTGATATAGAAGGTCTTAACACAACAACGTCTTCAACTTTTGATGCAATTACTAACACTAGTACATTTACCGAAAAAGTAGAAAATTTTGCAGGTGCTATACGATTAACAGACGGAAGTAAGATAATGACTGCTGTTAAGTCAAGAAACCAACTAATTGTTTTAACAGATACCGCAGCTTACGGTTTGCAATTTGTAGGCGGTACTCAAGTTTTTGCTTCTCAACAATTAGGAGCTAATTGCGGGTGTGTTGCTCCGTTAGCTGCTGTTGAAGCAGGTGGTATTACATATTGGATGTCTAAAGATTCGTTTTATATGTTTGATGGTACTGTTAAAAAATTACCTTGCACAGTAGAAGATTTTATTTTTGATAATTTAAACTTTACGCAATCTCATAAATTTCATGTTGGTCTAAACTCAAAGTTCAATGAAATTACATGGTGGTACACAACCACTAATTCTGACTATATAGACAGAATGGTTACATATAATTATTTAGAAGGTATTTGGTCTGTTGGTAGTTTATCTAGGACGGCTTGGGTAGATTACGGGTCTTTTGAAAACCCTATAGGGGCTGAATTTTTACCAACCGATAGCTCAGATACTTTAACTGACATACAAAGTTTATCAAATGGTAGAAGCGTGTTATATACGCATGAAAAAGGTGTGAATAACGAAAATCAACCTATTACAGCTTTCATACAATCAGGTTATTTAGATATTGCTGATGGAAATAGCGTTTCATTTGTTCGTAAATTTGTGCCTGATTTTAAAAACCAACAAGGTAACTTAAACATACAATTATTAACAAGGGTTTACCCAAATGCTCAAGCAAAAGTTAGCGTTACAGATTTGCATGATATTAGCCCAACTACGGAGAAAGTTGACACAAGGGCGAGAGGAAGACAAGTATCTTTAAAAATACAAAGTCAAAGTGTAGACACAACTTGGCGTATAGGAGATAACAGAATACTAATACAACCTGACGGATTAAGATGAGTAAGATACACACAACAAGATTACCGTCTTTTTATAACAAAGATTACAACCCAGAACAATTAAATCAATTAGTTCTAGTTTTAGAAAGAGTCTTAACAGAATTAAATAGTGGTTATACGCCACCGCAGTCAGAAAATAATACACAAGCTATGGCTTGGTTTTTTGGAAAATAAATGTCAAATAAATTTAAAAGATTTTCGTTAGTAAATTTAGCCAATAATACACAAACTAGTATTTTAACTGTACCAACTGATACTACAGCTATTGTTAAATCAGCTATTGTTGCAAATAAAAGTGCAGGAACTAGAAACGTAAAAATGACTTACACCCCTGTAACAGACTCAGGGACAGGTACAGAAGTTATGTTGATACCAGTGGAGGGTGTTACAGCTAATCAAAGTGAAGATGTATTAAATGAGAGAAACCCCGTAGTTTTAGAAGGTAATGACATATTAAAATTTGAAATAAATGGCACTAGTGCTGATGTTACAGTAAATGTATTATTTGTTGACAGAGAATGATTGAGATAAAAAAAGTTAAGATTGATACAAAAATAAAAATACAACTAATAAATATGCAAAAAGTATGCTTACCAGAAGATAAACCGATAAGACCCACTAAAGAAAAGGCAAACTGGTGGTGGGTTGGTAGAGAATTAGAACAACCTGTTTGCTTTGCAAGTTTAAAACAATCTTCTCAATGGTGCGATACAGTATATTTAGCTAGGAGTGGTGTTTTACCAAAGTGGAGAGGTCAAGGTTTACAAAAGAAAATGATAACTATAAGAGAGAAATTTGCTAGAAAACTAGGTTATAATTGGGTGATTACAGATACTACGGATAATTTACCTAGTTCTAATAGTCTAATTAGTAAAGGATATAAAATGTTTTATCCTAGCAACCCTTGGGGGTACTCTAATAGTTTGTATTGGAGAAAAGAATTATGAATTATGTAATAGAACAGATTGCTAACGCTGGACGGTATGGAGACGACAAGCTCGTTCATATGTCATCTGATGAAGTAGCAGGTTTAAAAGGACTTGCAAATGCTTATGGCACAGAGATAACTAAAAATCCACAAACAGGGTTAGACGAAGCGTTTAATTTAAAAAGTTTATTGCCTATGGTAGCAGGTCTGGCTTTAGGCCCAGCAGGTGTTGGTTTGACTGCTTTACAAGCTGGTATTGCAACAGGAGTTGGGGGTGCTCTAATAACAGGCGACCCACTTCAAGGTGCTATGATGGGGCTAGGTGGATATGGTGGTGCTGGTCTAGGCGGAGCTTTATCTTCGGCAGGTAGTGCTGGTGCTCAAGCGGGAAATACAGCCGTATCAACGGGTACTGAGACAATAACTGCTGCAACGCCTACAAATTTACCTAACGCATTTCCTGGTGGAGTTCCACCTATGAATCCAGCTACCGACACACTAGCAATGGGTTCTGGAACAACTCCAGGTTTAGCTAATGCATTTAGTCCTAGTGAGGTAGCGTCACAAGCCGCTAATTATACTCAAAATGTAGTACCACCTGCTTCAACATCTTCAGGTGGATTCGGGGCAGTAGGGGACGGGTTACAAGGCGTAATTTCTGACGCACCTGGTGCTAGAGAAGCATTTATGTCTCCTGTAGAACAAGGCGGTATAGGTGGTAAGTCAGGTTTATTTAAGTCTGGTTTAGCTGCTTCTGCTCCTATGTTTGAGGAAGCTCTACAGCCAGAAGAAATGAACGCATATTCAGACGGAGAGCCAATACCTTTTGAAAGCTATTTAGATGAATATGGTTTAAGGCGTGTAAGACCTAAAAAATTTGCAGAGGGCGGTTTGACAGACGCTAGTTTAACAAATAAAAGTGGTTTAGGTAGCCTAATACAAGGTAGTGGGGACGGCATGGGTGACGAAGTTCCTGCATTAGTTAGTCCTGGTGAATATATAATTACTGCTCAAGCTGTTTCGGCACTTGGTAATGGTAATACAGATGCAGGGGCAAAAAAATTAGATGGAATGATGGACAGAATATATAAATCACAATCAGGAGAAGCTAAACAAATGCCAAGAATGTCAGATAGTGTGATGCCTACATGAACGTAAAATATGTGCCAGTAGAACTATTACACCAGTATTGGAACAAAGTAGGAGGGTATTTACAAGCTGGTCTTGACAAAACAAACGGAGAATATGAACTCGCACATTTAAAAGTTTACTTAGGCACAGGTATGCACAGTTTATATATAGCGGAAGAAGACGAAGAGGTAAAAGGTGCGGCTAGTGTAAATTTTATAAACTATCCAAACCATAGAATAGCTTATATAATAAGCCTAGGAGGTAAGATGGTAGCTAATCCAGAAACTTGGTCTAATTTTGCTGAGTTACTAAAATTAGCAGGTGCTACAAAATGTCAAGGTTGTACTTTAGACTCTACAACAAGATTATGGGAGTCAAAGACAGGCTTTAGAAAGATATATTCTGTAGTTGAAAAAGATATTTAGGAGAATGATATGTCAGGTGGTGGCGGAGGAACACAAGTACAAACAAATATACCCCCATTCTTAGAAGGCCCAACGAAAAAAGTTGTAGGTGCTGCTGATGAATTAGTTTTTGGAGAGGGTTCTGGTTTTACTCCATATGACCCTTATCAAGCAATTGCTCCTTTAAGCCAATCTCAAAGAATGGGTATTGGCGAAACACAGGGTTTAGGACAACAAGCAAGATTTACTCCAGAAGCAGCTCAATATTACATGAACCCGTACCAACAATCGGTAACGGATATAGCAAAAAGAGAAGCTGTGCAAGATGGTCGAATGATGGAAAGAGACTTGCGTGAAAAAGCCGCTAGGGCTGACTCTTTTGGCAATTCAAGAATGGGTCTTGCAGAAGGGCAAGTAAGAGCAGATTTAGGTAAAAGACTAGATGATATTCAAGTAAGAGGTAATCAAGCTGCATATAAAGATGCACAAGCTATGTTTGGTGCAGACCGTGCTGAAACATATAATAGGATAAAAGCGTTAGGTAATGCTGGACAACTTGAAAGAGGTATACAACAAGACCTACGAGACTTTTCATACGGACAGTTTCAAGATGCACAAGATTATGATTTTGACAGATTAGAAAGATTACGAGCCATAATTAGTGGAGTGCCATACAGCAGTATGCAACAAACACAAACATCAAGTCCATCTGCTATGAGTCAAATTGCTGGTCTAGGTATAGCTGCAGCGGGGGCTTATCCATATTTTGGGGGTAGAAGGTCATGATAACAGCAGGCGATTCTTCAAATTTAGTAAAAATAGCCGATAATTTAAAGGGTCTGACAGATAATGCTTTAGAGCGAGAAAAACAAAACCCGCATGGGTTTGCTCCTGCATACATGATTGTGTCAGAACAAGGAAGAAGAAAAAAATTACGAGACAAATATCCTGGCGACCCGCAAACAACTGTAGCACAAGATTTATCTATGGCTACACAAGCCTATCAAGGGCAAGATGTTTTGACAGGCATAATGGCAGGTGGTCAACCACCTATGATGCAACAACCACAAATGGCTGCTGAAGGCGGTCTTATGGGTTATAACGAAGGTGGTATTATAGGTTACGCTAACGGCACTCAACCAGGTGCGGTTCCTGAAGAAGAAGAAGAAGAACGTATGTCAGGACTTGCAAGGTTATTACAAGGCCCAGAAGGTGCTAGAGAAAGATACGAAGAGAATCAAGCTCGTATACGGGAAAGACAAAAACTTGCAAATGAAGGTTTTGGACAAGGTTTTTTTGCAGGTTTATTTAAAAATGAAACGGATGCTGAGTATCAGGCAAGAATAGCAAAAAATAAAGAACGTGACCAAGCTCTAGCTGATACATACAAGATACCAGGTAAATCTAAAAAAGATGCAAAAGAAGCAGTAGTTGATAAAACTAAAAAAAGTACAGATACAGGTACAGGTACAGGTACAGGTACAGGTACAGGCAAAAGTACAGGTATAAAAGGAGGTCAACCAAAGGGAGGTCAACCAATACCACCGCCTAATCCTTTTGCAGAGTTATTAAAACAAGAGTATGAAATGAGTAAAAAAGCCTATACTGATGCTCAAAATCAAAGAGATATGTCAAAACAGTTAGGTTTAATGGGTTTTGGTCTTAATCTTGCACAAACAGGAAGTCTTGCTAAAGCAGGTATAGCTGGTTTAGACCAGTTTAAAGGTGAGAAAGATAAACAAAGAAAAATACTTTCTGGACTTGCTAAAGATAGGTCTGCTTCTGCTAAAACTTACGCTAGTGGAATGTTAGATGTAGAAAAACTAGGATTAGACCGACGTAAACTTGCACAAACCGCTAAATTTAATGCAGAAAAAATTAAAACCGAATGGGCAAAAGCTAATTCTACTTCAGATAAAAATGAAGTATTAGGTGCTGCAGAAATACTAGAGAACGCAAGAACAGACGGAAAATTTATTACTTACGCAGAAGCTGTAAAACAATATAGAAACACAGCTGGGAGGCGAACAAAACCCATAGGGAGAGACGAAACTCGTAACCTAAGTTTAGGAATAGCTTAAATGTCGTATAATTTAAAAGGGTATGAGTTTGAAGATGATGTCCCTGAAGAGGAGGCAATACAGTACCTAAAATCAATGGGTATATCGGCAGGGCAATCTCAAGAGGGGGCTGATACCAGTCTTTTTAGAGATATTGGTGGCTCTTTAGTAGGTGGTCTTGGTTCTTTGGTTGAACTTGGCGGTGCTGGTTTAGGTTTAGCAACAGGTAGCGACCCCGAAAATATACTTACAAAAGCTGGTGGTGGTATAAGAGATTTTGCGAGAGATACTATACAATCAGAGGGGTTTCGCCAACAAAGAGATGAAGTAGAACAAAGATTAGCAGAGCTGGGTGATAAAGAATTAGGTAAACAAATTAGTGGTACTTTAGGGGAATTGTTTACTAACCCTTACTATTTACTTAATTTGGGAGTCGAACAAGCTCCACAATTACTGGGTGGTGCAGGTGCAGGTCTAGCCGCTAGAGGACTTATAAGAAGTGCTGCTAAGAAAGAATTTAGAGATACGAAACAGATACCTTCTTTAACAAAAGAACAAAAACAAAAATATGACGAAATACTAAATACAAAGAAAAAGAAAGGCGACAAAGTATCCCCTGAGAAAAAAGCTGAAAATTATTTAAACAGAGTGACGCAAAAGTCTGGAGTCGGAAAATTTGATGCTGGTGATATAGGAAACGTAGCTGCAGCTCGTACAGGTATAGGAGCAGCAGGTGCTTTACAAGGTGCAGATGTAGCTAAAAACACTTACGATGAAATTATGGGGTTGCCACCTGAAACTCTTTCAGAATATCCAGAATACTTAGAGTTAATAAATCAAGGTTTATCAGGAGAACAAGCACAAAAAGAAATAGCTACAAGACAAGCTAGAGATTCGTTTGTAAAAGCTGGTTTGTTATCTCTTGGTACAGCAAGTCTTTTACCTAACACTCTAGAGAAAGGTTTATTTAGAGGATTTGGCGACACAGGTAGACTTAAAGGTGCTGGAAAAGGTGCGTTTATGGAAGGTCTACAAGAGACAGCCGAGGAGGGTGGCGGTGCGTTAATTACAGGTTTTAATGTGCAAGATGTAGACCCAACTCGTGACCCATATCAAGGTGTAGGTGTTGCAGGAACAATGGGCGGTACATTAGGTGGTTTCTTTGGTTTAGGTGCAGGTGCTATTAGAGGCCCACAAGTAGAACCTAAAAAACCAGAAGAAAAGAAACTTGAAGAACCAAAACAACTTGGATTTACGCAAAAAACGGCTGGAGAAAATCCAGGTGTATTAGTCGGTGGGGTAAATCCTTTATCTGTTGACGAGAGAAGAGAAATTGCAAATATTTTAAAAACACCGAAACTTATAAAAGAATACGCAGAAAAAAACAAACTTACTGAAGTACAAGCTAGACAAGAGTTAAAAGAACAATTAAGCAAGGGGGTAACAAATGTTACAGCCGAAACGAAAACCAATAGTACTAAAGACGTGGGTAATGACGGACTTAGAACTAAGCCAAATGTGGATGTACCTACTGGAGGGGCGGAAACTACCACGGAAACTAAAGATGCTGGCAGAGGAAAATCAGGTAGTGTTACTGGAAATGTTGAAGGAGGAACTGGAGGAACTAAAGGAGTCAACAATACATTAAAAGGTAAAAAACCATTTGTACCATCACCAAGACAAGTATTATATCAAGCCTCAAGACAAAAAGTTCTTAGCCAAGCAGAACCAACAACTGACGTTGAACAAAACAATGATATAAATAATCAAGAAGCACTATTGGAAAATGATGAACGAGCAATAACTGAAGGCGACCCAACAGAAACTAAAGATAAAAAAGACACAGGTAAAAAAGGCAAAGGCAAAGGCACAGGCAAAGGCACAGGCAAAGGCAATATGATGCTTGCCAAAGGTACTCCAGTAATTACTGACCAAGGTATAGTTAATTCTACAAACGGTGCTACAAGCGTTGCTCCTGCGATATCAAAAATAGAAACTATAAGACAAAAGGCTTTAAGAGACACTAAAAATATTGCTGCTAAACAAAACCATAAAGCAGCACCTATAACAAAAAAAACTGACGCAGAGCAAGATGCTGAAGCAAAGTTAGAAGCGGAAAATTTAAAAAGAGAAAGATTAGCAAAACAATTTGACGATAGAATAGAGCAAAAAAGAAGAGCAGGAGATAGTAGCGAACCTGATGTGTTGTCGTCTTTTCAAAGTAGTTCTAAAAAAACATTTCAGTTTAAAAACGATGTACGAAATGAAGATGAAAATTTAAACGATATATTTGACAAAGCAAAAGGGACAGAGGGGTTTCTTAACAAACTAACGAATTATATAAGAAACGAAGAAGGTAACGATAAACAAGCCGACACGCTTGTACAAATAAGACCTTTTTTAAAAGACGTAACTATAGAAAGATTATCTGATAAAAGTCCAAAAGATGTTATTAAGTTTATGGCAGATAATAAAGCTCATGGAACAATAGTTTATAATTCTGAAACTGGAAAATCTAAAATATTTTTAAATTCTAATTCAGGGATGAACGCTACAACAATACTACACGAGTTAATTCACGCTGCTACTATAAAAAGAATTTCTGTTGCTCAAAGAATAAAAAAGAATAAAAAGTTAGAAAAATCTGTTGGTAAAAATAATACTTTACTAAAATCATATGAGGCTTTACAAACTACGCTGTCGGCTTTAAGAACTTACGTAAAAGACCAATTGATAGACCCTAAAACTGGTAGACCAACAGGTAAAATAAAAACTGATAAAAATTCTACACTTATAACTAAACTTATAGCAAAAGTACAAACTTCTGTTCAAAACAACGCAAAATTAAATGAACAAATAGAAGCGGTTAATGACGACATTAACTCAATTACAAAAAACGTTTCTGAAAGACAACTACAAGAATTATTTGCGGGAGAAAAAACAAATAAAGACCTACAAAAAGAACTTGAACTTAATGAAGACCAAGTTAAGGAACTACAAAAATTACGAAAAGAAAAACAAAAATTAGAAGCACAATTAGAGTCAAACATTTTTAGAAATACTGCTTTTGAAAATACTCATGAGCTTGTAGCTTATGCTATGTCAGACCCTCTATTTCAATCTTTCTTAAAAAATAAACAAATAATGAGGACTGATTTAGGCCCAATATTAGACCCAAAAACTGGGGAAAGACTGACTCAAGAAACTAGAGACAACGCACCTCCTTTTTATGAATCTCAGCGAAAGCAATTAGAAAAAGAAGGTATGGTAAACATTAGTTTATTTAAAAAACTTTTTGACGCAATATTTAGTATGTTGGGTTTAAGGTATACTTCAAAACTTGTTACTAAAAGAAGATTAGGAGACGACCCTGGCGGTGTATTTTATAGTCAAGACGCAATGTCTATAATTTCAAATCAGTTTGAAATTTTGTTAGCAATAGAAGATAGTAAATTAGATAAAGTTGTTAAAGATGCAGAAGTAGAAGTGCCAGGTGCAATGGCATTAAACCAAATAACTTTAGCTCAAGCTATGGCGAGTACACCTATAAGAATGTTTGGTTCTGACGGTAATGTAGTTAATTTAGGTGGTAAACAAAATCACCCAGCACAGACACCGTATGGTATTTCTAAATTATTTGATAGGTTTTATGGCGACCAAAAAGAATCAACTATAAATAAATTTATACAAAAATTTGTAAACGATAGAGTATATGCTAAAGCTAAAGAAGAAGAAATTACAAACAATGGTGACGCTAAATTTGAAAATGAATTAGGAGATAATGGTTATAACTTAGTCTTTACAGCTTTAACTAATATGAATGGATTAGCTGAAGGAGATTATTTAAAAGATGTAAAAGGTTTGTCAGATGAAGTAGAATCTATATTAGAAGAAATAGTTGACTTAAAAGGTAGCGATTCAGAAACAGCTATGTCGCACATTAACAATGTCATGACTGCTCTGCATGATAAAGAAAGACGAGTTGTGAATAAAATGCTTTATTCTAAACTAACTGAGACTAATGAAAAAAGAAGAGCAGAAATAATGGCAGAAATATATGATGGCGATACAGAAATAAGTAATGAAAGAATTGACCAACTAAGAGCAGAGTTAGAACAAATAATACAAAACGACCCAGAAGCTCAAAAATATGATTTTGATAATGACAGATACCAAGTGTCGCATTTAAAACCTTCTCAAAGAGACCAAATATTAGACTTATATGAAAAAGATACAGAAATAAAAGAACAAATAGATAACATACGAGATGCGATAAAAAAACTTAATGGTACAAAAGAAACAGATGGGGTGACAATAAGTTTAAATAAAGCAGGTAATTATTGGTCAAAGCCTGTTGATAGAATTAAAAGACTATACGGTTTTGACAACTATGTACCATTAAAAGGGCTACCACAAAACGAAGATAAAACCGATATGTTTAATTTTAGCTCAAGAAAAATATCTGGAGAACTTCAAGATAGAGTAACAGCTATGGAAGGTAGAACATCTGAGTCCGATAATGTTTTAACTAGAAGTTTTGTTGACGCTTCACAAGCTACACTAAGAAAACACAAAAATCCTGTTACTCTTGCAGTTCATAATTTAGTAGCCCAAAAAAAAGTTGAAGGAACTATCGAAAGAATATCTTTTAAACAAAGAGCAACAACAAAAGATTTTGACAAGTTTAAAAATCCAGAATACATATTTCACTACGCAGAAAACGGAGATGTTTTATTAGTAAAAATAAAAGATAAAAATTTTAGAGAATCTGTTAGAAGAACATATAGAGAGACAAACCCATTACTAGATACTTTAAATGGCATGACCGCAAAGATGGGGCAGTTTCACACAAGGTATAATCCAAACTTCCCATTTTTAAACTATATAAGAGACTTACTAACAAACGCATTTATTTTTGGAGCAGAGTACGGCCCTGGTGCCGCATTTAATATTATTAAAAAAATGACAATGGAGTCTGGCACTCACTTACATAAAACATTTACGTTTGCTCGTTTATATAATGGTGGAAAGGTTGAAGAAGCCTATAAGTATTTAGAAGATAGTGGCGACCCGTTTATGGTGAACTTAGCAGAATATATAAGAGGGGGTGGAAGAATTGCGTATCTTCAAGGTTTAACAACCGATAATAAAACTTCTCAATTTGAAGAGGCTTTGCCAACAGGTGGTGCTCTTGGAGAAACTGGAGTAAAACTATCTAAAGCAGGGCGAAAGTTAAGTAACGGTTTTGATATATGGATGGACACTTTTGAATTAACAGCTAGGTCGATTGCTTATTCAGAAGCTAAAAAACAAATTCAAGCAGAAAACATTGAACAAGGTAGACCACCAATACCTCCAAAGATATTACAAGAAAGAGCCACAGCTTACGCAAAAAATTTAGCTAACTTTGAACAAACAGGAGAGTATGGAAAAGCCATAGGTGCATTTGCCATGTTCTTTAGACCATCTGCTACAGGTGCTTTACGTTCAGCCGAAGCAATTATGAAAGGCAAACATGGTGGTAAAATGGCATTGGTTCTATTAGGTGCTGGAGCATCTACTTATTTAATGTCATTAGCTGCAGCGGGAGAAGATGAACAAGGTAGAAATACAGTTGCTAATGACGATATGACGAGGTGGACAAGATATTGGAGAATACATCTTGGAGACGACAAAGTTTTACAAATACCGTATGGATTCGGTAATGGCGGACTTCTAGCAGCAGGGGCACAATTAGCGGCTCTTCTATCAGGTAATCAAACAAATGCAAGTACAATATTTGAAAACGTAGCAAGGATTGCACAGGACTCGTATTTCCCAATACCTATTTCACAAATAAGTCCGTTTGAAAATCCTAGTGCTTTTTTAGCTGATACTATTACGCCTTCAATTGGTAAGCCTCTTGTTCAGTTTGGTATGAACGTAAGTGGGCTGGGGTAC